CGTTACGGGCATAGCCCCCAAACTGTGGGTTTTTCCGAGCAAAGTCCGACAGCATCGCCGCTGCCCCGATCTCCAACTGGTGACAAATTAAACGCTTGACTTCAACATCATCGCGAGTCACTTTTGATATTGCCATGTTTCCTCAATATACCCCAGATACCCTTAGTGTTCTTGCGCGGCTTGCATTCCTTGTCCTTGTTCAGGTCATTCTGCACATAGCCGCAACGCTTGCACACTTTATAGGTCGCCGTCTCCGTGGAAAGCAGCGTGTTAACGGGCACCCATTCATGCCTTTTGAACTGCCCCTTCACGGTGAGACGTTTGATACCATCGGGGTTGAGCACGAGCACACCCAGCTTGCCGTGGTTTGGGCCGACCCAAAGGATGGTATCTTTACCGCTTTTATTGCTCTTGCCCGTACCGACAAGCTGAACGGGTTGTGACCCTTTGGGAACGTCTTTAGGTCTTTTCATTTGAAACAACTCCCATTGCAGGTCAAGCTGCCACACAAACCACAGTGACTTTGGCTGGTATCGTAGTGGGTAAAGCCACTGCTAGATTTCTTAGGCTCGGCTTGCATCGGCGGTCTGCGAGTACCGTATTCGTCGAGTTCATACTCGTTGCCGTTCTCGTCGAAATGCTTGGGGTTCCAATCGTTGTTCATCAGTTGGTCTTTCCCTGCTTGTACTTCGCAAAAATAGCCATCGGCACGCAGCAGGTGTTTTCAAGATACTCTTCCGCCGCATCGCGGTCCATCACCATTGTAACACCATCATCGATGGTGATATCGACAACGTTGGGCACGAATTCATTGGCGTCCGTGATGTGCGGGTCCACACGAACCAGTTGAGGCTCCCCCGTCTTCGGGTCCACCCTCGCGTACTGCTTCTTGTCAAACCATTTTCGCGGAAACTCGAAGCTCTCTTCGTCAAACATTCAGTCGCCGCTCAATTTCTTTGGCGGTCTTTTCGATAAACGCCGCGTCACCCTTGTCGTGACAATACGCCGAGATGAATATGGTCGGCTGGCTGGACTCGGGTATCTGTTCGAGGTAGAACGTCAACTCCTGACCCATAGCGTTGTAGGGCATGGGAGCGACCTGCTGCCCCGTTATTTTCCACGATTTCTTAGGCTTTTTCATACACGTCCTTAGGTGGGGTTCAGAAAGCAAGGCTCGGAAGACATCGAACTTGCTCACAGACCATCCACTTCCATGTCGGGTTGCCCGTCGAATGTCATCGTTGCAGGCGCGGGGCTGGTAATCTTAGTTTCGCCATAGGCGATATCCACGCCATGGTGATGTCCCCAATGAACTTCCACATCGATTGGGAATTCGATGTCCCAAAAACCCAGCACCACACCGTCACTAACATCCTTCAGGAGTTGTGCGAAGGTACGTTGCTCGGCTTGAACCGCCGTGCTGCGCTTGTTCCACTCTTCGACCTCGGCGGCGTAAATTGCCTTAACCTCGGCTACTGTTTTGTCGGGGTATTGATCGTATCGAGGGCTGTAACCCGGAGCGGGGGTTCCCATTAACTTTTTGGCCGCATCCTCTGCGTCGAAGTACGCCTTCCGAGCCTTTTCGCACAGGGCTTCAAACTCTTCCGTGGTCATGGTTTTAGGAACCCAGACGTAGGTTGAAGTCCCCCACTTGCCTGCGGGCTGGTCACAGCGATAATGATTGACGCGGGCGAGAGTGTAATCTTTAAGGATTGTGGTGGTCATCGAGTACACCAGTCTTGTCGTAGGCATTCGAGGTTGTTGAGCACGATCTCGATGTGACGTTTGCTGATCTTGCTTTGGTCATGGATGAGCGCAACTACGGCCTTGCGCTTTAAGCCAGAATTGCTAAGCTTTTTCATCCCATCGGAGATGTCGATGATCGCCTGCGCCATGACTTCGGCAGGGATGGGGGGTTCGGGTTGCTGCACGTTTATCTTGCCCATTATGGACTCCTTACCTTCTTAATACTCGAAGCCTAAGCAGAACGTCGGCATCAATCGGGTTTATTCCATTTTCAGAGGCAAAATCACCTACAAGATCGGCGAGAGCGGATGGTCGTCCTTTGCGAAGAGCATCGGCGCTCATCTTCGTGAGGATACTGCGGGTAAGGGAAATGGGTTTGCCGATGAGGAAGTTACGCCAATCGTATGTCTTACGTGTGTTCAGGGCGAGTTTGGCGGTTAAAATGATTGCCTGATCCAGTTGAATATCATCTCCGAGGGAAGTAGCGGCACGTTCTTGAGCGGCAGCGTCAGAAACGAACAGGCGGAAATTGCAGTCAGACAGACGTTCTAGCTGGGTCAATTCGGACTTGGTGTTGCCCCAACACACTTCGACAAATTCATCCTCAACATCACGGGAGGCGGTTCCCCAATCGAGAATTGTCGGCCCCTTGTACTGCGGATCAATGACAATTTGAATCATACTCTAATAACTTCGGTAGCGGAGTTGGGATTCATCGTCAAGAGAAAATTCTTCTTGCTCCGAATCCTCAATGTTTATGCGGCTGCTGACGGGTTTTTCTTTCGCCGCTTGCTCTGCTAATTTGCCAAGAATAACGTGAAAATTGCCGAGTTGTAGGTTCAGGTACATGTTACTCCCGATTCCACACCACGCGGTGATCCCGAGTCACGGCATCAGTGAAAGGCTCCGTTTGAATACTCTCCGTTTGAATACCCGCGTAAGAACCCTTCAATGGATAAGCGTCATCCACAGCCAAATACAAGATTTCGCCGTTCTCAATACTACGGAGAGGATCAGTCCCCTCAGGCTCATAAAGGCGAAATTTATCGCCCCTCTTCAAGTCCAAGAAATCAACGACAGTAAGCGTGCTGTCAGCTTCTTGTCGTTTCACTGTACGAAGTTTTAGCGTGTCCATGAATGTTCCTTTCCCCAATCATACCATAACCGTGCGCTCAGGATGTCGCAGCTATGACAAAAAGCCGCGAGTTCACCCATGATACGGTCTCCCGGCTTGTACTCCTTGTCGGGGATACCTTCCACGTACTTGAGGGCATTCTTCTGGTCGTCGCTGAGCAGGATGCCGTACTCTTCAATCATGCCGTCGCGGAAAGCCCTACGATCTTCCTTTGTCTTCAACTCCACGTGGCGAAACATGTTACAGTTACGGGGCACGCCAGTGCAGTAGTTGCAAGCGGCATCTGACCACGGATTGGTGCGATCATGGTCGGCATAGACGTGACTGCACAAACACACGTTGTTAGGGACTGGAAGATGCTTCCACGGTTTTTCCAAATCATGGAGTGCCATAACAAGTAAGGCGTCCGATAAAGTAAAAGGAAAAATTCGTGGACTATTGACGTACAAAATACGCGCAATATTCATGCACTCAACAACGTGGTCTCGGTACCCACCTACCCACGCTTGATGGTTATGACTTGAACCGGGAGCAGCCGCGATTCGCTCCGTGTGGTCTTCGTATAACCTCTTTAGACTGGAGTTTGAAATTAGGTGTAACAGATCATCCCACCCTAAATACTCGTCATTAGGTACAAACAGCCCCCGGCGCTGGCACTCAAAAATCAGTTCTTTATCTGAAAACTGCTCGATCCTTAAGGTTTTTCTGCGATTCTTGAGTTGTTCGGCCCTAGTTGCCCACTTGCAATTTCCCCGCTCATAATTGCCGTTATTGTTTATTCGCTCTAAGGTGTACTTAGGGGACGGTCTCGGTCCCACGTCTAACCAGAATTCTTCGAAACTTTCGTAAAGGAAGCGAATGCCTCGCCCGCCATAATACTCATACTTATCCGCTTTAAGGTTTGTACATCGATTCTTTGCACCAGAGTAGGCGGTGTATTCAGGGGTTTTTGATTTTTCATGCGTCCGTTTTAAGCAACCGCAACTCTTGGTTGTACGGGAGGTTACCCCCAGATTCCTGTCGGAAACCGTAACTGTATTTCCACAGTCACACTGGCATTCCCACAAAGCCGTGTGCCCTGTTTTTCCGATACGCCGCAAAACAAGAAGCAGCCCGTACTTATTACCTGCCTTATCTTTTAGTGGAGGCATTTAGAAGCACCCTCTGCGATAACTATTGTGCCGTCCCAAAGCCACGCTGTTCAATTTGGACAGGAACTTGATGGCGGGCTCGTAATCTTTCAGCGATTCACCTTGAGCTATCTGATCCAGTATATCAACTTGCTTCTCGAACTCCAAGTCATTTTTGAAGCCGCTGATGAAGCCGTACCAAAAATCGTAGAATTCGTAGTCGCAGTATTCCAAGTTGTGGGTCTCATCAAGGAAGGCCCACGGGTCTTTCTTTTTCGGCAGGGTCTTGAGCCTCTCTCGCCGATACGTACCGAGGAAATAACGCAGGGTCTTCACGAGGCTCGCGTACTCTTTCCGCTGCTTGGTGGTCAGCGGGAACATCTCCAGTTGTCCTTTCTCGCTCTTGGACTCATATCGTTCGTCCATTATCTTGAGAAGAGGATCGTAAAGCACAACGCATTGCAGAGCAAGGGTGAGGAACCCCGCTCCGCGATTATGTTCGAGTGTGCCGCAGAAAGTCATGGTGTTGGGTGTGTATGCCCGCAATTCGGATAACCACAGCACGGGCAATTCTTTGTGAGAAGATCGATAGCCGCGTCGTACAGGTCCCAGCCCAGATAGCTACCGTGCCGCCGAACGTACTCGTGGAGCTTTTCGGACTTACGGAACTGCACTATCGCGGACTCTTTCCATGCCCGCAGTTCCTTGACTTCTTCCTCAGTGTAATTGTGATTGTATTCACCCATTACATCAACTCCTCGTCTTCCGTTAGGATCAGGCGTTTGCGGGATTTCAGCGTTGAGGCACCAGCCGCCATTACAGCGGCCTGCTTGGGAGCATCATCCTCGTTGAGGAAGTCCGCCACTTGCTCTGGTGTGGCGGGCGGCAGTGTGGCTGGTCCCGTGATCTTCACGGTATCCCGAATGGTTTCCGTCACGTGCACTTTATCTTGGAACTGAAGCATCACGGTGTCCCCGGGTTCCGCTTCGTCCAGCAGGTCTTGATTTGACGTGACGATCTTCGTGTTCTTTACGACTTCGGGGATGCTGGCAATGACTGCTTCGGCGTCTCCACAAACGGCGGACGCAGACCCAACCTGTGGGGAACGGCTAACGAACGCTGGAACCTCGTCTTCCTCTTCATCCTCTTCAACTTGCGCCATATCATCCGCACGGTTGGGGGCAATTCCGTTGGGGTTCCCTAGATTACTTGTCCAGCTTGCGTTGGCCTGATCCTTGCCGAGACCGTGTTTTTCGGATTGAATTTTCTTGTGCTGGCGGGCTTCCTCGGTCAGGTGCTCCACGGAGCTAATCAGATTATCCACCTGCACATCCACATCATCGATCAGGCGGGTGAATTCCGCCTCGGCAAGCTGCTTGATTTGCGGCATCCCAAATTTGACTTTATGCTGGGCAACCACGTAAGACGCAGCCAGAATGTACCACGCCATAAAGTCGGATTTATATTTCTTGATGGAGCGTTCCGCGTTCTTGAGCTTGGATTGGTACTCCAGAATCCGCCGTAAAACACGATCACAATCGTCCAGAACCTTCTCTTGGGCGGTAGATAGGCGGATGAGGTATTCGTTTTCCGTCCCCGGAGGAACATCCATATCCAGCACGATGCTGGGCAGCGAATCGACTGCTTGCTGCAACTGCATGAAAGCGTCATCCAACGAGATTTCGTTCCCCTTGGAGGAATACCGCAGATCATCGCGAAGGGCGATGATTTCCTTGATTACGTGAGCGTCGGACCCCAGCAATGTTTCTGCCGCGAACCCTGAAAGAATGTCGTTACTGTTGTTGCTCATTCGCCTTCCTTCTCAAGAACTTGCGGGCTTTCTCGATTTTTTCCGTCGTGGCGGCAAGCTGAGCTTTGAAGGTTTCCGTGTCAATAACTCCCGTTGCCCAGCGACCAGCGAGCAGAGTTTTCCAAGCACTGAAATACAGATCGAGTCCCTGATCGACCACATCATCCAGTTCTTCGGTGGGTTCGGAGAACTTGGCCTGTAGGTTGGTGAAACTCTTCGAGCCCGCCCCATAGGTCGTGTCGCCGAACTCTACGCTAACGGTCACCCCTGTTACGCCAGCTTTGCTCATAATCCCTAATACCCTAAACGTGGTAGACTTCCATGAGAAAATGGCGATACCGCTCAGCCGCTTGCCGTGCCCAGTCTTCCTCCGTGCCGATATCCACGAAGGCGGGTACATCAATGAAAGCCTGATCGCCAAAAGGCGGATTGTACCACTCTAGCGTGCTGCCTTGACGGAAGACCTTACCCCACTGCCCATCCTGATAGGGTTCCACGGTCTGCTCATTCATGAAAGCTTGTAGTTGCTCCAGAGTCTCAGCGCACGCCACGGGCACCACACGCTCAGCGTTAGCGGTCATCGGATTGAGTTGCAATACCCACATATCGTCTCCTTGAAAAACGCTGAGAGCGGACGGACTGGCCGTAACCCAAGAACGGGTGGATCACCCCCGCCCCCAGCCCTGCCTCGTGGCTGCGAGAACCGCTTAGCTCTCCCCTTTGACGGGGCACAGGCATCACTTACTAATACTGGTTTTTACTTCCTGCGGCTCAAACCTCACATCGAAGTTGAACAGAATGTCTGGGAACTTATCCCGAAGCTTTCCCTCTCGCTCAAAGACCTTGTTCAGGGCGTCGTGGTCGCGGGAGGCTACCGAGGTCGTCACCTGCACGACGACGCTGACGCTTGTGTCCACGTGCTTGACATTTGGGTCGTACTGACTCCCATCGCGGAACATATCGTGAGATGCGTGGTGACGAGCCCGTGCCAATTGTTGCATGAAATTGTGCAAGTCCTCTTTCGTCCAGAATTTGGGACAATCCTCGCAACCAGCGTTCAGGCAGCCAACTGGATCGACGACCAAGGTGCCGACAAGCTCGGGATTGTCCTTGGAGTAGATGATCTTGTTGGGGGTGCCATCGCTGTGCTCGATCTGGTAGTGCCCACATCCCGGGAACATGCACTCCTGATAACCCCACCACTCATCGCAATCGACGAGACGCCCATCTGGGTTCTTGAAATAACCGCAACACGCAGCCTCATGACCGAAAAACTGTCGGACACGGATGATTGCGTTGTGCAACTTAGTCTTCAGTTTTTGTAGGTCCATTGTATTCCTCGGGAAAGAATTGTGCGGAACGACGAGTCTGATTCATACCGATGTGCTCATCGCTAAAGTGGAAATCAATCTGTTCTTGCGTAGGGTTGTCGATGGTGACTTGGCACGCACCGCAGGAGATTTGGATCGGTAGACCCCTTGGACGGGGCGGAATGTGCTCATCCGTGTTGAAATCAAACGCGGCAATCTGCGCGGGCGAGAGCGGCTGAACACAATACATGCAGTGCGGGCCGTCTTGCTGGTTACCGCAACCGCATGGTTCCCAGTCTGGGCAAGTACAGAATTCTTCTACATCAGCCATCGTGACTCCAGTGCCTCGTCGCTCTTAGTGGTATCTTTCTTCGTGCGGCGGTGCTTCTTGCTGCCCTTCTTCTCAAACGACATCTTGTAGTCCGTGTTCCCTTTGGCATCGGTAATCAGGTCACCGATAAGAAACGAACGCATTGAAGAAGTCTTGACGTGAGCCCTGAGGAGTTCCTTGAACTCTTCCTCGGTGCCGCAGTGCTCCATACCCGATTCCATGTCGAGGAAGTCCTTGTCATCCAAAATACCTGCGGAGTGGGACTCACCCAGAATTTTCTCGAAGACACCCTTCTTACCTTTGAGAGTGTCGATGGTGTACTCATCAATTGTACCACGGGCTACCATCACGTGCAAAGTACAGGCCGAGTGCGGGCTCGCCATACGGACCATTCGGCCCACCAACTGAATCAGATCACCCCAACTCCAAGGACAATCTAAAAGGATCATGTGGGCTGCCTGCTGTAGGTTAATACCCTCCATACCAGCGGCATTGATGACAATTAAATCGTAGCCACTATTGGGGTCCTGAAACAGCTTCTTGTTCTCATTACGCTGCTTCTCGTTCTCATTGCCCGTAATGCGAAGAAACTTCCGCTCCGTGAAGTGCTTATTTTTCGTCAGCCACTCAAGGCGGTCAATCCAAGTCTTGTACTTGGTGTAGACGATGACCTTCTCCCCACGGTAATCGCCATCCAGCATGTCCAGCAATGCCTCTTCCTTGGGGCTCAGGGTCTTGGTGTGGTAGTCCTTCTCGTTCGTCTTATCCAGCAGGCACCAGTGGTTCGTGACCAATTGCTGGACGCTCAATTGGGTCATGATATTGTCTGGACTGCGCTCCTTCTCGTAAATCTCTCCTGCGACCTTGATAATAGACGGAGGCAATACTATCGTCCCATTGGGCAATTCGTCGGTCAGGATTTGGGTTTGGCGGGCGTCCAGTTCAATCGGGTGGTAAATAGTCGTCAGTTCGGGCAATGGTTCGCCGACCTGCTTCTGGGAGCGGCCAAGGAAGAAAGGGCGCATCTGCTTCTTGAAGTGAGCGACGTTCTTGTAGCCGTCGAGAATCTTCTTATTGCCGCCCCGCCCAGTCCATTGCTCGTGGTAGATGCAGAACTCTTCCCTGAAGTCTCCTATGAGGCCCACAGGCTCAACCCTGATGCCCGTAGCGATGTTGTAGAACTCCTCCAGACCGTTCTTGATGACCGTGGCGGTCAGAGCCCAGACGCGGCCTGCGTACTTGCTCAGGTTGAAGACGAGGTTCCGAGTCGAAGAGTGCATGGTCTTGAACTTGTGGCATTCGTCGAAGACCAGTATGATGTTCTCGCGGTGCTCTCTGAAGATTCGTGAGAAAGTGCGTATCTCTTCGGAGAGATGTTCTTTTTTATCCCCCATCGTGGGGAGCCCGTCAGCATCGAATTCCCCCTCAATCTCCTTGCGCTGCCCGATCATCGACGAATACTTGGCGATCATGACATCTTTTTTCTTTCCCTCAAGGAACTGCATCATCTGGGAATAGCGGGCGTCGGACGAGGTAAGCCCTCGGTAGTCATCCCGCATTACATACGGGCGCAGGCGGCTGTACCGCATGACCTCTTCTTCCCATTGATAGGTGGTGGATTTGGTGGTGACGACTACAACTTTGGCATTGTCGAATCGCTCTTTAAGCCAGCAGGCGGCGGCTATGGCGTCGAGGGTCTTTCCCAGCCCCACCGCATCCCCGCAGATGAAGCGGGGCATACGGGTTAGGTGAGTAACCATTTGAACTTGATATTGGCGTAAATTTAAGAGTTCTTGCGTGTCACATTGCTTTGAAACATCCCAAATCGTTTTCCGCAACAACGAAGGCCAGTTGAAGGGAATTGGCCCCATTGTTTCAATGTCCCAATGACGGATGGCAAAAAGTTTTTCCAGCATTTCAGACGAAATACCAGAGGCTACAGTATATGGAGTTACAAGTGGGCAATCAGACATGGGCCGCTCTTTCTCGCGCCCAACGTTTCTGTTGCCCACCACCAATGTTCTTCTTGTGCTCCTCCGTAAAGATTTTCTTCTTTCCCGACTCGGACATTTTCTGTCGGGTTTTTAATGAGACGGGATTTAATGCGAATTGCCTACGATGCCCCTCGGACATACGTCGTATAGTTTCGGGCGAAAACGTCCGCCCTTCTAGCTTTTGAGATATTCTGTCCTTTTCTTCTTGCGGTAGTTTTCTTCCTAAATTAAGCGTTTGTAACCGTCGCTTTTCAACGATAGTGAGGGGCTGTTCTTGAAAACGACGTAACTGAGCTTTGGAATGTCGTTCTCGTTGTTCGGGAGTCCATTGATAGGTTGCTGGATGCCCCGCCTTACCCGAGAGATTATATCCCTCGAAATGAGATAAACGGACATCTATAAACCACTGTTCTTTAACAAAACGTTCTTCGGGGGTGCAAAGCTCAAATAGCACAAAACACCAATTCGATTCTTCGGTGTTACCCCAACGAGTTTGAAGGTCCCGATTGCGATGTTTAGTATTTCGTAATTTTGAAAGATGGTCTTTCAAACGTCTACGGACGCTTAGGGAAGAACCCACGTAGAAGGCATTGTCTATAAAATTGAAAATCCCATAAATGCCGCACGAAGCGGGAGCAAAGCTGGCTTGTTCTGTCAACTCCACCCCCTGTAATCGAATTTCAAGCTCTTCGCTCATTAAGCACGTATGGAGATGTTCACGATCCTGTCGCTAATCTGGTACGAACAGCGGGGACGCTTCAATTTGATGGTTGCCCCGTAGTCGGTGGTCAGGGTTGCAGAACGGGCCTTGGACTCCTCGTTGAAAAGGATGTCCATGGTGCCGTCCTCGTTGCGAACAAGCTGGACGATCTCGCTGATCCTATTAGTTTTCATCAGACACCACCCCATTCGTCCCGCCGAATTTGTCCATCTCGCGGCGAAACTCCTTGTTGATGAGGGTCTTGACGGCGGCACGCTGTTCCTTGTCGGAAAAGGAAGCCTCCACAATACCTAATACGCGACCTTGCAGGGATTTGAGGCTGCTCTTTGCATCAGAGCGGGCGTAAGCCCTATCAACGAGATACGACGGGTAGGTCGGTTTTTCCGTGAAGGCGGCTACGACATCGGTTCCGGGATCGCCATAGACCTTTGCGTCGTTAGCAGCCTTGGCTTCCGAAGAACCCAGAACGTCGGCGAAAATGTCGCTTTCGGTTGGGTCATCCTCGTCAACCTCGGCCTGCAACTCCTTGAGAGTAGTCTCGACACTGGCGATTTTGGACAGAACATCTTCTTTGTCCTCATCGGCGAGTAGGGCTGCAACGGTCTCGGATTCCACCGATGTTTCGGCGGGTGCGACCGATGCTGGGGCGGACTTGATCTTGATGTCCACCTTCTCGGAGTTGGCGCTCACCACATCGTCACCAGCGAGTTCGGCGTCGATGTCGAAAGCTTCCATGAAGGCCGTCACCTGTTTGTCCTGTTCGGCGACAGACTTGGCAATCACAGCTTGAGCGTGTTGGATGTTGGTGAAGAGACGAGCGGCGTCCTTGCCGTTCCCGATGGGGAACTTACGGATACCCTTGCGGACTTCGACGGATGTTGTGGTCAGCCACAGAGCTAACTTCTTGTTAAGGGGGAACTTGTAGGCAACTTCAGCGTGGTCAAACTCCCAATCGCTCATGCGAACGGTGTTGAACAAGGTTGCGACCAAGTTGTTGACGGCTTGCTTTTTCTGGTTGACTTTGAGATTGCCCGAGAGTTTAGGGGCGAGTTTGGATACTTCGGCGGACAGAGTTGCGGTCATGCGATTACCTCACTGTACTGGTACTTCGTTTGAATTTAACTGCACTAGGGCATTTAGCCCACTGTAGAGTAATACTGAAAGTCGGGAAATTTCTTAGCGGGACAGGGAATCGAAGAGATCGGGCTGGGTGCGAAGCTCGTTTACCAACCAATGAGGCATGGGAATTTCGGTTAAAGCCATGGACAGGTTGTAGCAATAATGCATCACCCGATTGCCGGCGTCCGTGGTTTCCATTGCCCAACGAAGGAACAACCCCAGCCTGATGTCGTAATGGAAGTCCATGCAAATATGCGGGGGGTCTACAACATCGCAGAGTTCCGCCAGCGGGAAATTGTGGCGGACCAATTCTCGGGTGCCTTGATGTTCGATCTCGTTTGGGAACAGAAAGAGTTCGTACAATGGAAGTCCCTCTAGTTAAGCAACAGGAATTTCATTTAGAAAAATTTCCAAACACGAAAATCGGGAACGTTGTCTGGCTCATTATGGTGGGAAATGCGAATGCTGCGGGGAGAGCAGGTACGAATTTTAGCCATAGACCACGCTGACGGGAATGGGGCTAAACATCGAAAGAAAGACAACTCCGCAGTTGTGCTACGACGAAGGTGAACTAATGGGACTCCAACCGATTAGGGTTTACGGGTACTGCCCTCATCAATTAAACCCAGAAACTTCTCAACAATCTCATTGATGCTATCGGCAATTTTGCGGTCTAATGCTCCGTGCTTCGCCATGAAAGCTTTGGCTGCTGGTTCGGCCTCTCGCTTGCCCTTGAAGTCCGACATGTTGCAGGTTTCCGAGCAGGAGATGCAGGAGACGCGGACAGGGCTGATCTTCACGCTGAGTAGGTGCCCAGCCACGTCCGACAGGTAGATGCCGACCTGCTCTTCGAGGCTCACCAGTTTATATCCAAGAGAGTCTCGTAGGTGAACCAGTTGTTGCGAGGACTCAGGTCGGAAAGATCGACGTGTTCCTCTGTCTTGACACGGAACTTGATTTGGTATCCCAAATCCTCGAAATGGGCGATGACCTTCTTCAACTCTGGCTCGAAAGCGAATCGTTTCCAGAAAACTTCTTCCTTCGCTTTCTCAGGTTCATCGGAGGACGACAGCCAGACATTGGTCTTGTCCTTCCCCTTGTCAATCGCTTCTTTGATGGATTCTTCGATCCACGATATGTGATTCGTGTACCAGTCGGCTCGTTCCTTGCGCCATTTTTTGGCGTGCTCATTGGCGCTTTTCTGCTCGGCGGCTTCGCGTTCGTTCTTCAGTTCTTCGGCCATTTTCTGGGCGGTAAGTTTAGCTTCTTTGGCGTTCATGTTTCACCACTTGATCGTCAGGATTGTGTCGCGTGTGTAGTACGTCTCCTCGGAGCCACACTCGCCGCCGCTGTTCATGTATGCGGCGGAATCGTCATGTCCAGTGGTCTCACCCGTCACGATGCATTTGTAACCATCGCGCTTTAGTTTGGCGAGCACCAGTTTGACATACTTACCCCATGGAGCATGTTTGAGATAGCCTTCACCCCATGCGTGGTAGTAACTTTGCCGATCCCCGTCATAGTGGTGTTCGACACGCTGAGGCAGGTATTTATACTCTCCACGCAGGATGTCGTGGTGGTCGGAGGAGAGGGTGATGGTGGTTTTCGTCTCGCCGTCTTCTACGGCGTACTGGATGCGTTTGCGAAACTTTTCCTCAATCTGCTTGATGCGTTCGGTGCGAAGACGCGGGACGGACTCCTTGAGTGCCGCACGACGTTTCTGGAGTGCCGCCGATTTATCAGCCGCTTCTTTTTGTGCGATGGATACTGCTTTGGATCGTGCTTGAGCGGCTTTCATGCTTTATCTCCGGTGCCTATCACGTTCAATCTGTTCGTCAATGTCTTTGATGCCTTTAACGACCTGTTCTTTGATCGGGCCACGACCGTAACCATACCTGCCGTCCCTGTCAGGGAAGAAATTTGCCCAATCCCCCGCAATGTACTCTTTTTTGCCCTTGCCGTGGAGGAACCATGCGGAGGTCCAACCAATCTCGGGGCAATCATCAGCCATGCGGCTGTTGCTGTAGTGGTGGTCAACCGAGACCTGATACTCCGTGTCACGGAAGGTGAACTTGAGGGCTTGGTCAGCAAAATACTCGGCACCAGCCCATTCAACCAGAGGCGCGGTGACTTCGCGGAATTTATTGCGGCAATAAAGGCGATTGCTCTCGGCGTCCGCCGCGTCCTTCTTTTCCTTAGCAGCGGCTTTCTTCTGCGCGTCCAATTCCTGCTGTTCGATTTCCAGTTCGAGTTGAGTTTTTGCCATGTTAGACCCCAACCAACTCCGGGTTAACCTTTCGCCCTGCCCGACGTTTACGGTCGAGCACCTTGCCGTGTTCGCGGCGTGCGACCGAGGCCATACGGCGAAGCTCTGCGGCGGCTTCAATGATGCCGCTTACGGCATCATTAGAAAAATTGACGAAATGAATGACTGGACCGCTGTGTTCCTTTGCGTAAGTGGTTAAATGCTTTGCGGCTTCGAGGAGAATCTTTGCGCGTGTGTCGTGGTAATCATTGTGGCTCATACGGATATGATACCACGTTTAGCGAAGTTTGAGCGGACCAATTTTTCCATAACGAGGAGCACCTAAAGCAAGCACGGCGGGGATAGTCTGTAAATAGATGATGGCGTTCTCAAAGCCCTGTGTATTGTCTTGAAAATACCCCACAATCTGGTTGCAGACGTGACACAATAGCCCCCGTATCAAGCCTGTTTTATGGTCATGGTCAACCGCCAGTCGTTTTCCTTCCTCAGATGGTCTTTTACAAACAGCGCATACACCACCTTGATACGCCAACAGCTTCTCATAATCCACTACGGTCAAATTGAAAAGACGAAATAACCTTCGGTCTTTGACTCGTTGGGTGAGACACGGCTTACACCAGCCATAGTACGGGATGCTGTTTTTGGTATGACCGAGCACCGAGAATTCACCGATGGGTTTTTCAACGTCGCATGGGCCGGGGCACAATCGAACTTGCGGAAGGATAGTATTGGCGGGAATAACTTGAGATGCAACCCTACAGTCCACACCACAAAAATACTTCTTTCTTTCTCGTCGGAAACGCTTTCCCTCAATGAGTTTGCCGCAATAGGAACAATATTGTGGGATTTTATTTCGGGGATAGACACCACTGGGCATACTACCTAATACTTCAATCCGAGGCTTTCCTCCACCAATTGAACATAAATGTCATCCAAGTCGCTGACACCGAAGTAGCTGGCGTCATACCCCTTGCGGCGAAGCTGGTTGCGGACGGCAAGGCCGAAATGGAAGTGTCCCCATTTCCACCAATTCTGCGGGTCCTTGGCATAGTCCGCACGTATCTCTGGAGCTACAGGCTCCAATAACGAGGCTAGCAGCCTCAAAGCGGGCTCTTTGATCTCTGGGTGGATTGCGGTGTACGCCTCAAGCGTCATTGCGGTCGATGCGATCATATAAACCTGACCTCGCGTAGGCGGCAGGGGTCGGTTTCGCTCACGCCACACGCCATTGGCGGTGGAAGTGGGTGGACTGCCTTAGGCTTTTTTGCCGACAACTTTCCGCCGATGTAGATGTGAAAGGGGGAGGGCTTTGCCGCCTGAACCTGAACCTTTGGAGCCACGTTCGCTTCCGCCAAGATACTGTGGATGGACAGGCCGAGATAGCCTAACGCAAACCCAATCACAACGCAGAGTAACGCTACTCTAATCGCTTGTTTCATAAGTTTGGACTACTCGTCGTCTTGGTTCCAAAAGTCGGGGTCGATCTCGTCCCTGCTCGAACGGCGCATCCTGCCGTGCTCGTCGATCTCAAGTTCTTGGATCGTGTCCTCGTCCTCTTCGAGTTCCTCGTTCGGCTCGTCCTCAGGTTCGTCGATCTCTTCGGCCATGCCCTGCCAGTCAAGCCTGTCGGAGTCACCTAATCCCCGTCGAGTCTTGCGACGTGGGCGCTCTTCGTTTTCGGTGTAGTCGTCGAAAAATCCCATGATGCCCTAGAGGGTCTCCCTAATTATGACCCCTGTAGATTCAAAAAGTTCTAACAAACCTGCGATGGTGGTCGAATACCAGCCGTCTTGGTTCGGTAGAAAAAAGTGGTCGGCAGCAGGAATTGTCACGTCTCTAACCTCTAGTACGAATTGAGGCAGATCATTATCCCACAAGTTATCGTTGTCGTCTAGGGTTATCCAGCCGAGAACAGGGTCTTTAATGGCAATCTGCCACTCGCCGCAGGGGACGCCATTCACCAAAGCGTGCCGCACGTCGATATGGGGGATTATCAAACCGTTTACACGAAATTGATATCGGTTGGCTGAGCCTCTCACCCCGAATCTACTCGTCGCCATAAATGCCCTCTCTTAACAAAAGCATAGCTCAAATTCTACAGTCCGCCAAACCCCGCTGCTTCTTGGGCTCGGGAATTTTTCTTGTGCGTTTATACGAAAACCACCTTTCCCATGCTGAGCGCAAGACCTGTCTCGCGGCTGATGCAGTCTTTGAGGGCGTCAAAATAGATGTCGTTGTGCTGCGCTACCTGCGTGCTCTTCATGCCACGGATGCGGGAGAAGGTCACGGTGTAGGTGTCGGACGGTTCCAACTTAATGAACACGTAGTTGATTCCGTTTTTGCAGAAGCCGCCCGCGCCGGGGAGCCGAAAAGACAGTCCGTCATTATGGCCGATGAAGTTCTTCGCGCCCGTCATCACCTTGAACCGATTACCGCCAAGCTGCTCAAGGATTGTCTGCGCTACCGTCATGTCCGTTGTCTGTTTGTCCATGCCCTATTATACCCAAAAATGGGTCGGAAACGATAGGAATGTCTGGCGGCATTTGCCGTATTTTCAGTTACTTACGGCTTCAATGCTCTCGGGCCGCATCTCAGCCAGCTTCTTGCGGTCGATCTCGTCCATCCGCTGGTCAGCCATGCTGCACTCCGACATCTGGTGCAAGTAGTCGGCGGGTTTCATACGCCGAAGTCTGGCTTCGACGATGATATCCTCAGGGTACTCAACTGCTTTCTTTTTAGCCATAATTTGCTCCTATAGTAGTTTCGCTTCCGCTAACAGCCACGCCTGATACGCTTGGGTCGCCGAGGCGATAGTTTTTCCGTTCAGGGAGACGACAAACCCCTCTCGTCGTCCGTTCCAATAGACGGCGGTGCATACGCACTTGGGATGAACTTGTTGCACCCGATCACGCGGGCGTACGTGAAAGCCTTCCACCCCTTGCCTCGCTGTTGGGCAAAGCGGATGAGCCACTGAGCGGAAATTTCGGTCTCGTAGTGACCGAAGGCGTCGAACAGGTGCCTTTTGATCTGGATATCTTCGGGCGTGATTGTCATGATTCCTTCTACTATTGGCATAATTATCCTCCCCAATTCCCGTTGGACCTGTGGCTGCTCTGGCAGGTGCCACGTTAAACCCAAAGTTGCCGATCCACCAACTGTGGTTCCAAGTTCACCTTGCGGATCGTACCACAAAACTCGTAATTTCGGAAATAGCCCTCGAAGCGGTACACGCCGCCTGCTTCGCACTCAAGCGACTGCATGAAATCCATCATCGCATCGTAGAACCACGGCGAACTCTCCAGCGTCTCACCCTTGCGGGTTTTGAACTCGCAGGAGATCGCGGTCGGGTTGAGATCGTCGGAGCCGAAGATGCCCAGAGCGAACGTCAAGGAGCCGTGGTACTTCTTGTTCCGCGACGGAGCAAGGTGCCCCCACGTTTCTTTCTGCATCTCTGCCCTGTACTGCGCTATGGCAGGGGCGAACGCATCCGCTATGCATTGATGGCTCATAGGTTATCCGATATTCTCGTACTGAGGCCACGTCACTTCGCCGAATCCCGGCGAACCCGTGGGATGGAACAGAGCCTTCAGCACGCGGCGGTCATGGCTGCACTCGATCACGTTCATGTCGCCCGTGGTGCCTGCCTTGATGAACTGATTGCCGTCAACCGTCAGGCGGACATTCTGGAGCCAGAAATTGCAGACGCCCTTCGGAAACCTGATGGGTGCACCCAGAGCCTTGTCGCGGGCGGTACGTGCTCTCTCGAAGGCGAACTGAGCCGTCTGGTAAACATTGGCTTGCTCTGGAGTCAGTTCGTAAACAAGCGTGGATTCGTCGAAGACATACGAACCGCCGATCTCGATACGCACTTTCGCTACCCCTGTTGCTGTCATCATCGTTTCCCCTTCCATGCGAGAAATGCTTCGACGAACGGTATGGTAGCGAGCTGATCGTACCGCCGCGCACCCACCCCGCTGCTCGGACCCTGCCAGCAGCAATAGCCGAGCCTGTCGAGATTATACAGTTTGCCGTCTTCCAAAATCCATTTGCCCTGTTCGTCCTGAACGGGCTCGTCCCAATCGTCGTGGTAATAGTTCCCGTCCCAACCGTTGTCCCAGAAGTCTTTGATCTCTGCGCCTGTAGCAATATTCGCGGGTTTCTCCAAAACGAGAATCGTCTTTACTTCGGCACCGAGGCGTCCAACCTCATTGCTGTAGCGAATGAGTTCAACAGTACCGTCCTGTTCGAGTTTGCGGAGTTCCGCCAATGTGATGCGTAGCGTGCTCATTAGTTTGCCCATCCTGTCCGCCGCAGCACGGCGTTCTCAATTCGTTTGTACCACCAGTCCGAGGACGGACTGCGCTCGGTCTCGTAGCAGAACCAGTGCCACATTTTCTGGCTGCCAGCCGACGCCAGCGTGTATCCCTCGCTCCACATTTCTTCGATCAGGGCCTTGGCTCGTTTCTGATCCATGGTCGTCCGACGCCGTATTTCGGCGACAACGATATCCACGAATATTGCGGCCTGTTCTTGTTTGCTCATTACACCTTCACCGTCGCGGGATACTGGTAGCTGTCTAGCCACGCCTCGGCTTCGGCTTCGTTGGCAAACGGCTTGAATGAGTAGAATTGATTGTTGGGGGTGCTGTACTTGGAGAGGGTCCCATTGGAATGATACAACCGCCCGTCGCGGAGGGTCAGGCGTTCGATGCGGTCCGGGTCGGCGGCGTACTGGCGGCGTACGACGACTTCTAGCTTGTCCCAATTCGCGAGCGCCTTGGTGAATTTGTCCGTGTCGCGGCCTTCGCCGACGTAAACGCTGTCGCTATAGGTGCCGACACGACCAAAATGCGGGAGGAAAATGTACCATGTGGTGTGATCTTGGCCGTACTCGTAATTGCCGATGTAGCCAAATGTCAGGCGGGGCAGGTCAGCCTTGAGAGCCATCACTTTGTTGTAGAGAATGTCGTGCGGCGTCTGGGCGGCTTCTTCGCGGGAGAATTCGGAGATTCCTTCGGCTCGTTCGGCGGCTAAGAAGTTCTGCTCTTGTTCTGCGCTCATGTGCCTATTATACCCAAAAAGAGGGGGAAAACTATAGGATTTATGTCTTTGTTTTCAACACCTTACAGGGGGTATTCGGTGGTGGGTTTGAAAGCGACCGACAGCACGCGGACCTCGCCCAGATGGAGGAACTCAGACTTCCAGTTCCAGCACGCCTCGTTGCGGACGTGGGGCTTGTCGTTGTCGTCGTGCCCAGCTTTGCCGCAGATCGGGCCGCATGTTCCGAGCAACGAACGGAAGTACACCTGACCGCTGCCGTCAAGGTTCATGGTCTGGGTCACTACAGCCTTGCCGTCAGGCGTAATGGTGATCTCTTTACTCACCAATGTAGCCGAGACCCCTACACGCTTTGCACAGGCGGTCCTCGGGAAACTCGCCAGTACCGTCGCACTTCGTACAAACGGTGTCGGCTTCGGCCTCTTCAAGCTTTTCGTCTTCCTCGTACCCCTCGTAGGGATCGTAGTAGTACGCCTCGTCGTCGTACACATCAATCCCGGGCAACTCGTCGTCCAAGTCGTCCACGACTTCGGACTCTTCCACGTCCTCGAAATCATCCTGCGGATAATCTTCGAACTTATCCAATTCGTAGCTCACTACAGTTTCTCCTCCATGATATTCTGCACCATTCCCCGAAGCATCGGGTAGGCGTAGGTTTGTAAAAACTGAATCGTCTGGCGACCAAGCCTTGTCAGAAGGACGCCCTTACCTTCGCAGGCGGGACACTGGATGGGAACGCCCTCTTCCCTGACAACCTCGGCAATCACGCCCGCCTTTTCACCCTCTAAGTCCATGCTATGGTCTGGGTGGACATACTTGAAGAGATGTCCTTCAACGCAGTGGTAGCCGCCATGCGAGTAGTAATGGCAAGGAACGACGAGGCTGATGTCGGTGGTGTCTAGCATAGAAATTTTTTGATTCTCGCCATCATCTGATCGGCAAATTCCTGAACCCACGTATCGCTTGGGGCGGTTTCACCACCTGTCAGTACGCCCTCATCCGATATGTAGGCGATGCGGAGGATTTCGGGTTCAAGCTCGAACTCGGTCTTGCGGATGTTCTCGTGTAAAGCATTCAGGATGTCGAGAGCCTTGATTGCCGCTTCTACGATGTCCGAAGCGAACAGGCTGAAAGTTTCCTCGATGCCGAAAGCCCCGCCGTCGTCGATTTTTACACTGAAGCTACGCATTTGGCCTCATTTCAAATAAACAGGTGTTCATCGGGGTACATTTCTTCGAGAGTTGGGGATGAAGGCTCTTTGAACTCGCTGGCATGTGCCGCGTATACAATTGCGAAAATTGGAATGCAAAACAGCCCCAGCAGAGCGACTATCATCAGAAGCGACTCTACGTCTACCCGAAACATGAAATCCCTTAAACCATTCTACCAAAGAAATCCGAATTTTGGTTAGTTTTCCATTGTCGTTTTGATCGGGGTCAAGTTCCCAACTACAGTTGGCTGAAAGCTCCACGTGATGATTTCCGCACAGGCACCGACAGGGAGCATCCCCCGAATCAGGTCGTTGAGTTCAGGTCCATTGGCGAAGATCATGAGGACCCCGGGCGGAATCGAACGGCTGTCGTTGCAATCGTATGCTTCGAGCACCGTGGGAATCTCTTTCAGCTTTGCCATGGTAAGCGGCGGCTCCATCAAAGACGGGTTCATGCTTTTTCAACTTCCTCTATTTCTTGCAGTTTCAGAAGAAAGTTATTGAAGCTTTTGCCTACAGTCGGCTCGACTCCGTTGACCAAAACGACCCATTTGTGGGCCATGAATGCCATGCCTAGATCGAACATGGAGCCCGTGGACGCTGGATTCCACCAAACGTGCACGCCATCGGCTTGCAGTATCGCCATGCGGTTGTCTTTACAAATCCGCAGACCTATCGGGTCGTCTTGATTGGTGTCTCGGGCAGGCCAATAGACCTGATGCCCTTTGACTTCCAAATCGGCGACATAAGCTTGAATCGCCTTGGTCTCCTCGGGCGTCACGTTGCGAACGGGACAAATTAGGAAAATCTTCACGCTTTGACCCCTCCCATCTCATCCACTTGCCCACAACTCTTCACGGTTCCATCTTCCTTGAAGGTGACCCATTTGGCGTCACCAGATAATCCACGGGTATTCCGACACTTGCGCTCAACCGCCTTGTAGTCGGCAACTTCGAACTCGAAGGGCGTCTCGCCAGTACAGAAAATTATGAGTTTCATACGGTCGCTCTCTTGAGCAGTTTGGCTGGGGCTCGGAACACGCGCACAGCACCCGCTGGCTTGGCGAACGGTATCGGCTTTTTGAACCTCTTCGGATTGCTCAAGAGAACCTCGTACATCCAGCCGTCGTCGATCACGTCGGTAACCGTCACGAAGCCCACAATCGTCTTGACGGGCTGCTTCTTAGCGGTCTCAACGGGGACCTCGTACTCTTCGCAACCTTCGAGATCGACCTTCAGCGAGTTGTAAAGAAGGATCGGCCCTCGGTGCTTCCAATCGAAGCTGAGGGTTTTGAATTTGCGGCGTCCCTGTAAAACAAGTTCGTTCCACGGACGTTGGTTCGCCATCACTGGTACGGTCGTTTCAGCTTTCTTCATCAGTAGTCCCCCATTGGCAGTGCCACGGTATTGTATTCCTGCAACTTGAGTCGCCGAAAATTCTGTCGCTTGTAGACAGTCAACCCGCAGTTCTTAACGTCGTCTTCCTTGTCCACCTGCATGTACTCGGCCTCACCCCACCGTTCAAGCAAGCTACGGAAAGCCAGCACAATGACACTATGGCACGAGATCAAGGTCTTGGTGTCCACGTAGTCGCGATTCAACGTATCGAGAACACTGTGCGCCCGCAGGCGGCAGTCGGGACGATTCTCGCCCCCGGGCGGGCGATACCAGTATTTGCCGTCGCGTTCGCGTCGGTCGGCCTCGGACGGGAAAAGCTCGCGGAACCGCTTGCGGTCGATGCCGTCCATGATCCCGAAGTCAATTTCACGAAGGCGCTCGTCAACCACAACTTTTGGCGAGTATTCCAGTCCTCTAATGATCTCAGCCGTGGTCTGCCGTGAACGGAGATAAGGCGACGTGATGATGTATTCCAGCATCCCACCCCTTGCAGACTGGATGATGCTTGTAGGTCTCAGTGACGGGTATCGGCGACGAAGCTCCAACCCGAGGGAGTAAGCCTGCCGCAGCCCCAATCCTGTCAGCGGGGAATCCATATCCCGAATGACGCCTGTCCACGCGGGTTCCTCGCCCCTAGCTTTAGCGGCGTTTTTGCGGACGTTAGCCTCGGACTCGCCGTGGCGTATCAGCAGAAGCTCGTTGGGCCATTTATTTTCCATCAATCACCTTCATGAGAGGGTCTATAAGGCACCATATCAGGTAGCCACAGAATGCGGCAATGACAAAGCCATAGATCGAAGCGTCGGGCTGGTCGTTGATTGCCCCGAGGACAAACATGAGGCAGCCGATTATCACCAACAACTCGCAAAAGGCTATTACCGCGATGATGCCCGTGATCTTTAAGCCTCGGATGATGGCGGCTGATACCATGGTGCCCTCTTGATCTTTGCTCGTTGACGTTTTACGCTGGCTTCGTGCTCAGTTTGATGTTCGCGTCGTTCCCGTTCGGCTTGGCATTCTTCACAACCCGTGCCGCACTCCTCGCAGACCTTCACACCGTGTTTACAGGTACGACATTCGCACCAGTTCGGACAGAGACTCATTAAGCTCCCGCTCCCGCCGCCTGCGCCTGTTCCTTGACGGTGGGGTTGGTCTTGACATGCCCCACGTGCAGCTTCAAACAGAAACGACAGGCGTAGAAGTTGAAATCTTCGGCAGGCTTCTTTTTCTTGAGGTCATCGACATGGGTCTGGGCCTGATGAATGGCTACGTGCTTGATCTTGCCTCGGCAGTGTCGTTCGTAATAGGCCCACGACTTCTTGGTGATGAACAGAGATTGTCTCATGGCAGGAATGACTCGTACTCTCCGTCCCCAATGACTCGGGAACATTTTTCCCTTATGTCAGGCAGCATGAGGTACGCGGTGATGAAGTACAGCACCGAATACTTGCACAGATTCGCACCGCTCTCAGAGAGAATACCATGCTGGAGCCAGCCCACGTCAAATGAATTCTCAGCCATCCACGACCAATTCTCGGTGTAGCCCTTGATTGGCGCGTAGCTGCTGGAAAACAAAGCCACTCGATTCTTGTGGCTGCGTTCGACGGTGAAGTCACTCTTGGTGCCGAACTCGGTAGGAGCGTTCACTGCCATGACTGACAGATTCAGGTCGGGGAAATGCTCTTGCAGCCAGCAGGCGGCGGTGCCCGCACGCCCTATGCCTACCAGCAGGGTGTTCGGCATCAGGAGTGGAAGCAGGTTGGACGCCCAGATTTCCACCTGTTTCTCGTAAGTCCCGTACCTCTCGATATGGCATACTCCATACGGCGGAAGCCACAATTCCAGAAATCTGACGTGGGGGAAAGTCGGCCTGACTATCTGCTCCAGCTTGTTAGTTTCCTTGTAGCTGGTTGGGTCGAGCAGGAAGTAGACCATCCTGAAACGGGAGGGAGGGGTGCCCGTCAAGAAGATGGGGGCGGTACTCACGCCCCCGCCTCGCCGACACGTTCGGTGCATACACCAGTCATGAGCACGATAGCCCGCTGGAGAGCCTGCTCACGAGTAGTCAGCTTGCCGTCCAACTGTTCCGTCTCAATGGCGTACAGGACTTCGCGGAAACGCGGACCCGGCGTATAGCCAGCCGCGATCAGGTCATCCCCCGTCACCAACGGCTTCGGGTAGATTTCCTCGGGCGTCAAACCCCTGTAGTCGTTGACAATGGACATCAGGGCTTCGTTGCCGACGTTCGTGATGCCGAGCATTTCATTCTGGATAGCGATCTCCAGACCCAACTGGATTCCCGGCACCCGCATTGTTCGGATGAAGTGGGCTGGCGTGCTGGCGTACTCCCGCGCCTTCGGGATCGCACTGACGTACAGCAGCGCCGTCACAATCTGGGTCTTCTCGTCGTTGCTCAGCTTCAAACTCTGGGCCATCGTCATTGGCGTCTTGGGGTTCGACGTATCGGTGAGAAACATCGCCATCGCCAGCGTTGGATTCGGCGTAGGGAATTCCGTAAACCGCCGTAACGTGCGGCCTAGCAGAACGTTGTCCATGAATTCCTTCGGGAACACGTGTGCCGCCAACCCCGAGGCGAACAGGGGTACGAGCCCCTTGAGAGGGAACGGGGCCGTCAGCAGCTTGAACAGTTCCATCGCCACTCGCTCGCGGCTGATGTTCATCATCTTCGATGCATTGACGGTGATCGCCTTCAATGTCTCAGGTTCGATGTCGAAGCCAAGCTTCGCGGCGAAGCGCATCGCCCGCATCATACGCAGGGCGTCCTCCGTGAACCGCTTGTTGGGATCGCCGATGCAGCGGATAAGTCGGGCCTTGATGTCCTCCCGCCCGCCTACGAAGTCAACGATGCCGTAGCCGTCGAACATGTCGTGGTCCTCGACAGTAACGCCCTTGACAGGGAAATCCATCGGCGTTGTCAGGAGCAAGCCGTTCATGGTGAAATCGCGACGTTCCACGTCTTCCTTTGCGGTCTTACCGAACTCAACTGTGTCAGGGCGGCGACCGTCCGAGTACAGACCGTCTGTGCGGTAAGTAGCAACCTCAATCTGGTGTCCGTCGAGAACCACGATGACAACGCCGAAGCTGGCACCCACGGGCAGGGTCTTCTCGAAGATGTCCTGTACGTCCTGTGGAAGAGCGTTGGTGGTCACGTCGAAATCTTTCGGCTCGTTGCCGAGAATCATGTCGCGCACACAGCCGCCGACGAGGAACGCTTCGAAGCCGTTCGCCTGTAGCTTTCGGATGGCTGTCAGTGCCGCGTCTCTGTTCATTTTTCGGCTCCTGCTGCGGCGGTACTGCTGAGATCGTATTTCCCCGGCTTGTCCAAAATCGTTCGGCGCGGGGCTGTAAGTCGGGGCGGATTGATCTTCCCTTCCTTACCTAATCCCGCCCAATCGTACGGCACCCTTTTGCCACAATCCAAACAAGCGACCGTGGTCTTTTTATCGTCGCCTATCTTGATCGTCTGGGGCCATGAATGCCGTCTGTGGGTGCAACGACCCAAAATTGATAACAGCGATTTGATGAGTGTCATACCCATATTATACCAAGGAAACCGGTGAAAACTTCAGGAATAACCCCTTTGGTTTCAAGTATTTGAAACTAACCCCGCATCTACTAACCGCTGAAACCAGTCGGGGAGCCAGCTTTGCAACTCCGCGAGAGTCAGATTACTCTTAACGGTATTGGCTTTAAGGGTGCAGAGCACCACATTATTTTTGGTGTAGCCTTTGTTCGATCTAATCCGATCTACCGACGTAGCTGCTTGATTTTTTCCTCGGCCCGCTAAACAAACCATATCGACATCGGTATAAAAACATTTACCCCCTTGTTTTGTGAACAGTCCCATCAAAAACTCAGGGGTGATACCAACCTTCGTCCTCGCCCGCTTACGAATTGCAACGCATCGTTCTCGAAAAAACCATACGGGGTCGGAGTTGAGCCGATCAATCCTATGCTGTTTGAGGCATTTTCGGCATCGTTTATAACCTGATCTTGCATAGAATGCTTTCGCCAGTTTCGGTTTATGGCATGTCCCGCATACAATCAGGCTTCCTTTACGTTCAACTTTGTAATTTTTAGGATTAGGCTGTAGCCCAGCACGAGACAGTATGTATTGTACTCCCCCGTAAGACACACCTGTACGACGGGCAATCTCATGAGACCAAAGACCCCCTGCGTGAAATTCTAGAACCTCACTCTCCATCTTTTTTGAAAGTTGCATCGGCACGTGGTTTGATCTTACCCCATATAATGCTTCCGTAGTCTTTTTTATCCAGCATCGCGAACAGGATCGAGCACAATTCGGGCGTCTTCTGGAAGTACAACGCCGTCGCCTTACGAACCATCGCTACGGCTTCCTTCGATGGTTCCGAGGCCCACGGACCCTTGAAAGGCCGCAGGCTAAACACGTCCAGTGCTTTACGCTCAAGTTCAGCGTACCGAGCACGCAACTGCCCCACCCACCCAGCGAACCACTCGATGAATTGAGCGGGCATCGTCGGGTCGGCGATGATGGTGTCGATTGCCTCGTTCTGCCCGGCCTCCAGCATTTCCCAGATCGCCTTGGGATTCAAGCCAGTCAAGATGCGGTGCAGGCGCACATAGTCCGCGAACTTCACCTTGATCTTCAGGGGCGGTACATCAGCAAGGGTCGTGTAAGTCAAGACGTAGCCCTCTTCATTCAGGTTGTTCTCGGCAGCACATTCCGTCAACGTCTTGTTGAACTTCTTGACGATAGGGAAAGATTGCGAGAATGCCCAGTCCTCACAGAACAGCCGACTGAGTTCGTAGCCCGTCGCTTTGTCCACGAAGCCGAGCAATACGAGTCCCTCAAAGTCGTAGTCAACGACAATGCGGTTTTCCTTGTAGATTACTTCGCACACGGGCGTTGAAAGCGTGCCCGTATGGAAGGACGGGTAGCTGCGACGGAGCCACTCCGTCGCCCACTTCGCCTGATCCGAAGCAAACGAGCCACGAGTTGCAACCCACCACTTACCATCCCAGCGATACGGCAGTCCCATCGACCCATCCAACTTCTGGGTCGCCAGCGGCGTGATGCTCGGCAGGTTCGCGTCCAACGTCTCGGGCACGAACTCCGTGTTGTAGTTGTGGAACTTGTTGAAGCCGCGAGCGATCACAATATCGCCCTCGGGCTGAACGGCACAGATCAACCCACGGCACACATTGGTCGCCGCATCCCAGATGCGACCGAACTGAGCCTGCTCGGAGTAATTCAGGATGTAAAGCTGATCGGGATAGTCGGGATGGACCTGCTTACGGATTACGCCGTCCTCGATGTGCTTGAGCAGCAGATCGACAGGCAAAACGTCCTTCAAGTAAACAGGCATTACGATCCTCCAGCTATTGCCTTGTTGACCAAATCAGTGCAGGGCACGTTCGTGATGCTGGTGACGTTGTACCCCGAAGCATTGCTGTTGATTGCCGCGAAACACAAGTCCGTTCGGCTGTCACGAAAATATGTGATGTCGCCGCCCTTCAACCCCCTTGGTGCAGAGTTCATCTGGCACCCCGTCATGAGCAGCATCGAAAATGCGAGAACGATCAGCGTAATCGCTTTAGTTTTTCCAGCAGTCGGTTCCATACATCCTCCAGATTGTTGACCACGCCCCAAAACTTCCACTGCACTTCGTTCCAGAACTTCGAGGCGTAATGCGTGAGATAATCCCACCAATCGGCAGGCTGCACGATGTAGCTCGTGCCCATCGCACGCCTGACTACGAACAAACCGTTATTACTGTTCACAAACCCGCTGACCCGAATCTTATCGCCTCGCTGAAACAGGTTCGGCTGCATCGCGACAGTGATCGACGTTTCCTTGGAATTACCACCCCAACACAACATCAGATTACTCCTCTGCGTGCTTCCATTGCCGCTTCTGCGGCCTTTTCCTCAGCCCACGGGTCAACACCCTCTTCCGTTACGGGCTTCTGACGTTCGTGGCAGTAAACCTTGATGATCTGTTCCTTCGTCAGGCAGGTGCCATCCTTGCCTGCATGATTGCGGGCGATAGTCTCATCCACAGACTCCTCGCAGTAGTCGGAAGTCCCTTTCGCTTCGACCCGTTCCATCCGCTCCTGAAACTCCAACATGCTACTGCGACCGTACTCGTCACGGTAGAACGCGGTGAACTCATTCAGCGTCATGCCGAAGGTTCGCGGGGCATCAGTGTGCGTTGACCATTCGATGTAGAAATCCCGCTTACCGTCATTCAGCTTGAGGATCATGTACCCCATCAGTTTGCCTCCTGCTCCAGCTTCGTGATGAGATCGTTCATCTTCACCACGGGCTTCGCATGATCGCACATGCACTCCCGCTTCGTGCAGAAGCCGTCGCCTTCGAGCACTTCGACCAACTCATCGAACTCTTTTCTGAGATCAGCCACGAGTTCAGCTATTGCAGGTTTCATTGTGTTCTCCGAACGGTTGCGATGCGACATATCCACCATAAGATTAGCAGCCATGTGTTTCATTGTGTCCTCCGTCTAAAAATCCGCTAAAGCCCCACAGTTTACACAGACCCGTAGCTTCGAGTCGTAGTCGGGGGTACAGCTTGACGAATGTTCCGTGGTGCCGCGCACGGGATATACTTTGACCCCGTTGTTCCTCCACATAGTCACGACACGGGGTCTATCGTCAATGGCGAAGGCAATATTTTCTTTGCCGATCACTGCTGCAAGCTCATCAAGAATCTCCTGTTTGACAATTACGTCAGAACGATTATCGCCATTGTGTCGCATGAGTATATGGTCAAAAGGAACGGCGTGTCCCTCCAGCCATTCCACCGTATCATCCCCGCAAAAGTCATGCCTCCCAGAAACCACGCAAACATTATGGGATGGGTATAAAGCCCTGACCCACTCAACGACTACGGAGTAAGGATTATCGAGCAGGACTTTATGTTCTTCAAATGGCCCTCTCACCCCCGTATGGTCGGCAAGTGTCCCATCAACATCCACGAGCACCCATGGACGCCCCACGAGACGGGGTACGAACCCACCCTTCAATAGGGCCTGCCGCTCCATCCAAGCTCGGGTTGGTGCGGTCGGCGGCGTGTTGTCTCGATTGCTCATATTGAAACTCGTCAAATCCTTGTACTGGCGGCGGATGATTACTTCACCAACCATAACACCCTTCGGTGTCCCGCAGGTTGGGCAAGGAACTCCACGTGCAATGTCCCGCTCAACACACTCCTTCAACGGAACATCCATCACCAAGAAACACAACTTGACCTTCTGCTCGACCGCAAACTCTTCCCATTTCTGGCGAACATTTCGATGACAATTGGTGTCATCAATTACACAATCCTTTCCCATTTGCAAAGCCAGCCTAGCGGCTTCCCGCTCTAAAGTACGAGTCAAGGTTTCGAGCTTGGAACTCCATGGAACATCGGCGTAAAGCATAGCACGTAAACTATCCCTGTTCAGGCGCACAACATTACCCCGCCCCCTATTCACTCGGCTATTGGCAATCGTGGATTTACCTGATCCACTAATGCCAACCATGATGACTAACTCGGGGGCATCTTTACGCCCAGCGGAATAATCAAACCGTTGCTCTGTAAAATCGCCCATCGCCTTCCTCCATGAACTGTACGACCCTAGCGTACCAATGGGGCATCCATTCCCGCATTTCTTCTAACGTCATATCACGCTTAATGGCATTAGCTCGCGCTGTGCAGAGCACCACGTTTCCGCTTACATACCCTTCTACTGAACGCACGCGATCCCATGAGAGTGCGGCTGGGCTCCACCCGCGTTGGACGTGCAGCGTCATCTCTACGCCAGTGTAAAAGCACTTTCCAGATTGCTTTTCAAACAAACGATAAATCTCTTCCTTGGTAATCGTGAACGGAATTCCTCTCCGCTTAGCACTACTTTTAACGTTACTGAATTTTTGTGCCGCCCACGAATCAAAACCACCCGCCAAAACCGCCTTGGTCTGATTGGTGCGACAATCTCGGCAGTATGACAATCTATAGCTATGCTTCTTGCGGACCTGCATAGGTAAGTCTACGAGACGTAAATTTTTACCACACTTTGAGCAATCCACCGAACCATCATCCTTGATGATAATTTGATGGTGGTACGGGTTAGAATTTAATCCCAAAACTTTTAATCGCTGCTGAATAATATGCAGGGCAAGCCCCAGTTTATCGGCGATATGCCGAGATGCAAACCCCTCAGCGTGGAGGATCGTTATCTCTGCATCTCTCACCCGCATTTCAATCTTAGTGCCCATTCTTTCCCTCTTCTTTATCTCTTTCGAGATGATGCTTCCAGTGCTTCTTGACACGCGGCCAACAGAAGCCGATAACGCCCGCACCGATGATGCCGTCGAATATCAGCATCAGGAATATTTCGAACTCCCAATGAGCTAAATCATGAAACAGCGTCCAGAATGTCTCTGGGGCTGGCGGCGGGCATCCACAAGGCAGTATCATATTATCCCTTTAGAGCTTTGCAATTCCTCTGCCGCCGACGATCACAACCTCATCGGGTTCTCCCGGCTCAACGCCAGCGATCTTGACATACCAACGATCTACGTCAAACATCAGCGTACCGCGATACGTCTTGCTACCCACGATCACCGCCACGCCATCACCTACGAACAGCGTCAGATGCGGGTGATCGAAATCCAGACTGTTTTCCTGTCCCCAGTAGTCGTACCTACCCATGTTAGATACCCCGTTTCGATCTTTCCTTTTCCCAATCCCGCAGGACTTGCTTGCTCACCTGCTTTGACATCCGTGTCCCGTACTGCGGACGCTTGTCCGTGTAGTTGAAGAACATGATGCCGTTCAAGTGATCGAACTCATGCTGTGCGACTCGGGCATTGATGTCCGTCAGTACGATTTCTTTCGCTACGCCATCCGTCTGCTGATACTGCATCGTTACGGTCTGGGCTCGGGAGACCTGTTCATGAATCCCGGGTAACGATAGGCAACCTTCACGAGCATACACCGTTTTGCCCTCAAATACCAGCGTCGGATTGCACACGACGATTGCCTTCCTCACTTTAGCTGGTAGTCCGGCGACGGACCACCGACGATTGACTTCTTCGTCGTCAGGGAAACACATGGCAAAAATACGCTTAGTGATGCCCACCTGCGGAGCCGCCAGACCAACACCATTTCTATCGCCCATTGCTGTCAGCAACGAGACTGCGAACTCGCCCAACTGCGGGCCGAACTCGCTATCGTCCACCGCATCGCAAAGGGTGGACAGGACTGGATCATCCCAATACCGCACGATCAATTTATCGGCCATGCTTTTCCTCGCAGTTAACCCCGAACAATTCGAAGGCGAAGTTTAAGTCGCCATCCACGATTGCTCGAATATGAGAATCCTTCCGAAACATCGCCGCCGACAATCGATGGTATCCGTCAGTTAGGCCCGGCTCGAAGAAACTCAATCCGGGCACCCCCACATCAATCGCGACTGCGGTACGCCAACCTCGCACTGCGAAGTAAGCGATCCGCTCGATGTTTTCTTTCCTCGAAAAGTTACCACTCCAGCCATCCGTTAGCTTGGCTCGGAGCCTCTTTTCCGCTATCGCCTTCCGTATCTCCCACGGGCGAATCGGGGAATGTCCCCATGGACAGTCGGAGTACGGATTCCGCAACGCCACTACTTTCGCCAATGGCAATTTGACGGGCATTACGCGATTTTCATCCGTTCCACGTCGATCTCACTGATGGCACTCTCGATCTGTTCATCCGTCAGAACGAAATCGCTGTCCATCGGCAGATCGGCGATGACCTTGGACTTGAAATCCTGATATAGGGACAAAGCGCGTTCCTTGTCACCGTCAAAGTGATCGAGCAGGATCGCGAGAGCAAGCTGAGCGGGACCGCTGCCGCCGTAGCCCCAACAAAACCCAGTGGGGGAGTGGTTCACCATTTTGAGGCTCGCGTATAGATCAAGCCTTTTACCCTTGCCGTTGGTGACCACGCGGTCAACGTCCTTAATGACGCCATCGTTGATAATTTTCCCTGTGTACATAGGTCCCTCCAGCCCTATTATACCAAGAAAACTGGGAAAATCGCTAGGAATTTCAGCCCTTCCACCAGCGAGCGGGAGGGTCGATATGTTGTTGAATAACGGGGGGTTGCTGGTTGACGTATAGCCCCGAAATCATCGCTCCCCATATCCACAGGGTGATAACGGTGTAGCCGACGATGCGTTTTATCCTGAGGAGCTTAGGGGTCGGAGCCTCGATGATGCCCAGCATGAAAAGCCAAACGACAGCAGCGATTACCCACGGACCATTGTCAACAATGAACTTCATGAGATTAACCCGTCCATGAGTTTCTGGAATATGGAGTCGGCCTGCCAGCCACTCTCGACGTAGAAATTGCAGCGAGCCTTGAAGTCCACGAGGGCTTCCACCAGCGTCGTGATGGTTTTGCCGTTAGGTTTGATGCTGACCTGAGGATCAGCCTCGTTGATCTGGATCACTCCCATCAGGATGTCGTAATGATCGCCCACGTTGCGAAGTGCGATCCATGCTTTGTGCCCGTTCTGCTTGTAGCAGCGAATCATCATGATTGTTTTCATTTGACCTCACTCGTTGATGGGGGCACGTTCCGTACCATCCCCTCGCACAATTGCAATTATGACACAAAATTTGAATATCATCGGGGAAATTGTTGTCTATTAACCAACGTACAAACCCAGAACCCAAAACCTTAGTCTCTTCTCGTTGTTTATTGCCGTCGTTGTTCTTATGATCGAATGCTAAAAACTCGTAGGTCGTTTCGCCGCAGCAAACACATTTACCACCGTAATGCTCAATACACTGCTTTCTAAGCTTGACCCTCGACGTTCGACCGTACTCACGAAAATACTCTCTGTTCTCCTCGCGATTTTTCTTATTCCTCGCAAGAGATTTTTCATGATTAGCGTGGTACCGCGCCCGCCCTTTAGCAAGTATTTCCTCACGATGGACGGCGTAATATTTCGAGTTATTTTGTTTTGAATTCCTCATCTGTAGACTCCCCTTCGTCTACAGATGGTACCGATAGTTGTTTTTCGTAAGCACAGAAAAACTTCCGTTGTTCTTCCGATAACGGGGGCGAGGCTGCAAATTTCCGAAGTGCGGGGGAAGTATACGAACGACGAATCAATTCAACATCCGTAGAAGAAATTTCTTTAATACGAATATGTTGCGGTATCGGCATGTTGCGAGCGAAACTACGCTTCCACGTGTAGGGGGAATCTTTCTGGCGAACCGTAAACTCTCCGACGAACCCCGTCTGCGGTGCGGAGCGGAAGCACTCGGGAATCTCCACCAAAACTTCATTTTCGGCGATGACCCCGTGATGTCGCATGAGTTCGCTCATCATCACAATGGCCGTGTCGTGTTGAATATTTCCGAGATAGTATTCACGTTGTATTTTCTGTGCGTCATCAACGAAGTTCGTTGCGTATCTCATTTCTTTTTCCCTTCTTTCTTGGCGGCTTCATGGTACGCCATAATCTCCGCACGATCTGCGGCGGCGTGGTCAACTACGATTTGACTCGGGTCCTCGCTCATTCCTCGCAGGACTTTCCCCAACCGCTCAGCCGCTAGATCGACATCGAAGCTGTGCTTCGACACGCCCACCAAAAACATTTTGTCTTCGTCAATGAGGAAGAGCCCCCATCGATTATCATGCGTCGGATAGACTTTAACGATCACTAAACCCTCCCCATGGTACGAGCCCAGCGAAGTGCGGCGACGTTCTTCTCGCCGCCTGTAATCTCCACAAGCTCATGAGCCTTCTGTTCCAGAAACTCAACCACTTCCTCACTTACCCCGCCCAGACCACCCGTCAAGCGGCTGATACCGTCGTCCAAATCCCAAAATGCCGTCACAGGGATGCCTGCGGCCTGCCCGCTGTGATACTGAGCGTACCGCCAGATGAAGGCGATGATGCCGTCCAGTGGCTTCCTGCGGGCTAATGCCTTGCCGTTGTCGGTAGCTCCGACCTGAATAAGTTGATCGCGGGTCACGTGTCCTATGAGAGCTTCCAGTATTGATCCCCCACTACATTCTACCCGATGGCGGTGGAATTCGGCTAGGGAAATGCCGTTTGGAATGAAATACTTATCGGCAGGGGGTATCGGAGGTAGGGATTGGACGGTTTTTTGCTCGGTTTCAGTCAAAGCCCGTGGATGAAGTTGAATGTCCCGATCAAGCTCAGGGTGCGGGAACCAGCCGGCCCAATTCATGAACATCTCGCGGGGCGTCCCCTTCTTGCTGGTGGGCTCTTTCGGATTGTACTTAAGCTCCATTAGATGGAATCGACTTTGATATGACTAAACGGTTTTGGGTACATCGTAAAATCAACTAACTATGGGTACACGATTTCTATGGGCCTGTTTCTACGCCTAGCAAATCTTATCGTCGTCCAAGTTCCTGATCTGATCTCCTCTTCTTTGGACACTGGTGTAGCAATCATCTCATCGACCTCGTTCACGATATCTTCATCACGTTTTAAGAACGGCTTTTCTTCACGAACTTCGTCATTTCCATCAAATTCAGATCGAAACATCCTACCTTCGCGGTTACGAGGACTGTAACCCGGATGGGCTATGATATAAAACCCCAGACCCTTTGCAATTTTAGCGGCCTGCTCATCAGCCCCTATACAAAGTCCAAAATGAAATTCGAGGATTGCAGAAGGATGATCTAGTTTGATTTGTGACAGGAGTTCTTTAACTCTGACCTTTTGCCCAGAGGTCATTCCTCTGCTAGTGCCAGTGAATCCTAGCTTTAGCGTTCTCATCGCTTTTTACGTCGGAGGGCGACGGCTCTGGGGTCCATGTCTTCGATGGGGGTATGCTTGATGTACCCCACACGGAGGCGTTTGAGGATCGCTTTCAGGCGAATGCGACCAATGGAGTTGATGACCAATTCGCCCCACTCCGTATCCACACACCCGGGCTCGCCTTGGTCGAATAGGGCTGTTTCGATCTGATCGATGGCGGCGTCAATACTCAATGGCTTCATCGAAGCTCCAGAAATTACGGCGGGGGAACAAGCGGGATCGGGGTAGCCCTTTCGGGCACTCTCTGCAATGAAAGAAGTATCCGATGACCCTATCACCACCCGCACTAATTTATTGTGGCCCCCAACCTTAGACTCAGCATGGACACATAGTCAGGGTTTATAGTCTAGCCACGCTATTTAGGACAATGTTGCGTATGGTCGTTACGCTGACGGCGGGATCGGAAGTGAACCTCGTTGTTAGGCCCGCTACAGAAACCGCATGTGTACGGCAGCGTTACACCCGTGCCGTCCGCTCCGTCTTTCCAAATCTTGATCGTGACGGCTTTTCCGTTTTTCTTAATCTTCCGTTTTATAAGCTTAGGCATATAAAAGATAATACCACATCTACGGGAAAATGCAACGGGAAAATGCAACCAGAAACCCTCAATTTAGCCAAGTAGATCGCGGAGGAGCGAGACACCGAAATAATCGCAGTTTTGTTGGAGGGTTTTGATGCAGTCTTGGATGACTTCCCTGCGAACCTGCTCGGGAGTTAAATCTTTGGGAACAGGTTGCAGGTCAATCGGCATATCGTAAAGGTCGATGGATTTCATCGTTTCCAAATTTCCAGTGGCGAGTTCCCACTCGCAATCGGCGGACCTATGGTGATTCCCTCGACAAAACCATTGAACGCCAGCAGCACCGGTTTTCCAGTTACAGCGATGTAGGTCCCAATGGGCGGGCGCAGTGCTCATAGCTCTCCAGTCGTAGCAGCTAAACGCTACAACTCATCCGCGAGGTCCTTCTTGCAAACTTAATCGGAGCGTTATCTCCCCGTTCCACGCTGCTTCGGCTCCGTACATCGGGTGCGTGCTCACGGGGGAGCCCGACCTTAAGCTTGTAAAATTTTTGTTTTCGTAAAGCTTCTCTAAATACAATACTCGTATTCAGGAAATTTTAGCAACCACTTTTTCTGGCTCTCTCGTTTGACTTCCCGTATCCCTATCGTATCGACGGTATTCTTTTAGCGGGCTTCTTCCTCGGCTTTACGGGCTTCGGGCTGTACTCGCGGGGAACATTTTCCTCCCCCATGGCTACCCGAATAGCGGTACGGTAGGCTCGGCGGGCGGTCGTCAGAGACAGTTCCTCCCCTAGAACCCGCTGGAAAGTCCGCACCTGCACATCAAGCGGCAGGCGAGTCACGATCTCGGTTAGGACGGTGTTGTACTCATCGTAAGACTTCTCCGCGAGTGCGAGAAGCTCAGCGGTCAGCGGGATTTGCTTGGCTGGCATAGTGCTCCTTAAATCAGCTTGGTCGTTGTCAGGGTGCCTGCTGGTGTGACCTCTACGGTCTTCCGAACCCCGTTCTCGACGGTGGTCGTGGTTCCATACTTGACTTGAAGCTGAGCCAACTGCTGGCGCTCGCGCTCCTCGATGTCCTTCCGCTGTTTGTCGGCGGATCGCTTCTTGGATTCGGCGTCCTTCCGTTGGAAGTCGATCTCCTTGAGATTGTAAAGCGCCGTGGCTTTCTCCTCTATCTCACTTCTGAGGACGGCCATATCCCATTCACCATTATACTCTTCGCCGTTGAAGAGGAACGTGAATTCGTACCCGCCCTCGTTCGTGTCGAGATGCTTGTTGTCGAACATGAGACCCGCGAGGAACTCGGCGATCTCTCCTCGATCCATAGAGGATTTCCATTGAAAGTCCGAGGAATAGTGTGCCATAACACAGCCATGGCAGACATCCACGCCGTCCGACTTGTACGCCAAGATGGTGATTATCACTGGATAGCCTTCACTTTCTTGCCCGAACGCGCCTCATGGTAATCGATCACCTGAGCAGGTGACATCGGAATCGGACCCTTGTCATCCGCCCATTGGCGGACTTGCTCCAGCGTGAACCAACCGTAGTTGACCTTGTGCTGGTCGTAAGGGTTCAGCCAGAACTTGATCGAGCCGTCCTCCCAACGCTTCGGAGACAGAGCGTAATACCCTTTGCCCTTTTCCTTGAGCAGTTCACGAACCTTGCTCTTGACCACGAATTTCTCGATCTCGTGGTTTTCCTTGTCCGCCTTCGTGAGCATCTCGACGGCTTCCTTCGGCATCCTATTCGCGATGGCGATGATGAGACCCGGGTTTTCAAAAGCGGGGAGGGCGTTCGAGAACGTGAAGATAATGTTTTTCTTTTGGAACTGGTCGAAAATCTCGCGGAGATACTTGATGTCGGTGGGGTCTTTGGACAGGCAGGCGAAATCGTCATCGCTCCACGCACAGCACAACTGAACGGGGTTGGCCTTCATCTTGCGCTTCTCGCGGTCGTATATCTCATACGACTTGAGATCGCTGTCGTCAATGAAATAGTCTTCCACTGACCTGAACCAGAAATCTCGGTACGCGAAGCCCTGCCGCCCATCTTTCTCGGGCATCTTCACCCAAACGAGGGATTTGGGCACCTTGCTGATCTTGCGTTTCTTGAGGCCGTAGGTGCCGGTCTCGTACTTGACGCCGAAAGCCTCGTACAGTTTTTTGATGCCCCACTCATGCTCCGCACAGTAGTCGGCACCGAGATTGACGGCAAGGGTGCGAGTGCTCGGATCGAGCCCCACAACCGCACTCTGCTCGCGATTGCGCTTGTCTGGGGCGAGAATCAGCCCATCTTCGGCGACGTGGATAAATACGGGATTGCTGCCTCTACGCATATATGTTTGCTCCTCAAACATCATACCACGATTTTAGTCTCTTCGCAATCGCCGCACAGGAGGCTGTGAGGCAACCGTACACGTTCGTTGCAGTTCTCGCAAAGCTGCTCCATAGCTCCCCCGCATACAGGGCAGGTGACCTGAGAGCTAATGCTTTGTCGCTTACAGTCTTGGCACTTTGCAATCACAGCATGTCCTCAAGTCTGAGTTTGCGGTGGTCGATGCGGACGAAGCCGAATTTGCGGAGCGCATTACGAACCGCAGGCACGTTCGCTTTCTTCTCTTCGGGCGTCCAGCCGTTGAACAGGCCCGAACCGCCCTTCACAAAGCTTCGCTCGACGATCTGCGTCTGATCGCCCTTGGCGTAGCCAGCCGCGTAGCAATGTTCGGCGGGAATCGGCGGCATCGGGCAACCGTCATCGGCAAAGCCGACCTTGTTCAAAGCCGCGTACATTTCGGTCGGCTCGTTGTTAACGTCGGCCCACACTTTCAGGAACAGGGTGTTGTGTGGGTTCTGCGATTGGAATTGAATGCGAACGCTATCTAAGTTCATGATTTAGTTATCCTTTTCCCCGAGATTTCGCTTACAAGTGCCTCTTGAGAGCAGCTTCGCCCGTTGCCGCCTTTGCATTCTAGGTAATCGGTTGCCATTATTGCCCCTTCGAGGCGAACATCGCCTTGAGTGATTTGTTACGCCGAACTTCTTCCTTGATGTCCTTGACCGTCAGACGGTTGGCGTACTGGAAGTGCCACGCATCGTAGACGGGCAGGTGAATCAGTTGCAGCGGCTTGGACGAAAACACCACGTACTGAGCGTGGCCGTCAGCCACGTGGAAGCGAACGATCTCGCCAGCAAGTTCGCCAGAACCGTTCTTCTTGGCGTACTCGACGACCGTCTTGATCCACTTGTCGGTCGCGGTGGTGTACTTTTTGAAGTCACCGTCGCAATCATGGAACTTGGGTTGAGGACCAACTTCTGCTGGAATTGAGCAAATTCGTGCCATAGTGATACCCCCTTGAATTAGTCTCTCTGAAAATCTCGTGCTGCCCTGCGGTCACGCCAGTCTTCGCGTAACTTGGCTTCTGCCTTCACGGTCGGCCAATCCTTCTTCGGCTGAGTCGCGTGCAACTCCATGTCGTATTCGGGGTCTTTCTCGCAACACGGCTCACAAGGGGAAGTGCACACATGCCCCGCGTGCCGTTCCGCCGCGTTCGCCAGTTCGTCGTCCCCCGCCAGACGGCGGATCACGTCGGCGGCGTCGTAAAGGCCAAGCTTGTTGGCAGCCGCCATTGCTAGGCGAAGCTGTTCGTCGGTGCCATACTGCCGCTGAGCCTGCTGAGGAATCGCTCGAATGACATCTAGGATGACGTTATCCATCATGTGGCTATTATACCAAGAAAAATGGCAAAACCGATAGGTTTTTGGTGAGTTTTTACGGCTTATTTTCAACGGGTTACAGTATATGGACTTCGAACCAGACAACGATTTTCCCAATTTTGTCCGCGAAACGAAAACCAGTTTTTCAGACACATAGATAGAGGCGGAACCCCAACCACAAGGCCGTTTCTAAGCATGAACAGCGGTCGTAGTGCGCTTACGTCGGCGTCCGTCTGCATTCAGCTAACTCGGAGCAAAATGGCTAATCGTTTTGGGTTCCAAAGCAACACTACAATTCACGCTGCTTTCTGGATTTGGAAACCAGACCCACTCTTTGACCCAATCGCCAAAGAGGTCATGGTCAATCTAAACGACCTCCAATACCTTGAATCCAATCAACCTGCCAACCTGATGCCCGGCATCACTGGCATAGCGATTTCGGGCGGCACCCTCACCGTAACTGGCAACAACTCCTTCAAATCTGGCATGAACGCGGCTCTCAGCGGGTTGGGAAACGCCACGTTCCTCAATGGCTTGATCGTCCATGTGCGAACCGCAACCCCCGCACAGTTCACGGCGACCATGCCGCCGATTTCCGCCGAAATATCACGAATTCAAATCCTTGGGAACGTGTTGACGGTGACCGCGAACAACACCTTTACGGTCGGCATGACCGTAACCTTCCCGAATTTGGTAAACGCCACATTCCTTAATGGTCAGACCGTGACCATCACAAGTGTCTCCACCGATTTTGCCAGCCCCTCAGGTTTTGCCAGTTTTACGGCAGATTTCAACCACGCCGACTACGGTACGGCTGGCTGTGGTGATGGGAACGACAGCGGCGTAGCCGTACTCAACACGGATGGTTACAGCACAGCAGATTCAGGAGCAGCGTCCGATACATCCAGCCGAACAGTTTGGCTTTACTACGCCGAAACCAATGTCAGCACTTCCGAGCGAGCTTACATCCTCAAAGGCGCTCCCGCGCAGGCGTTCCTCAACGACATGGAGGCTCTCTGGGCGGGAATGGGTGCCTCACAGAGTGGGGCTGGGTCCAGTGGATTTGTAAGCAACGGCCTAGCGGGACAGCTTGCTTATTATGCTACGACAGGAACAATGGTAAGTGGCACCCCCGAAGCTTACTACTCTAACGGTACCATAACGCTTGGTGGTCCGGTATCAGGGCAATTGATTCTCAAGGGGTCGGTAAGCGGCGGCGTCACGATCAGCGAACAAGCGAACGCAGGCACGTGGACCCTCACCCTGCCCACGAACGCTGGATCGTTAGGGCAGGTATTGCAAACGGACGGAACGGGTATCACGATCTGGGCGGCACCGCCTCCTACTGGGGTGATCTCCATATCAGGCGCGGGCATCGCCACGGGCACGGTAACATCCACAGGTTCGATCACCGTGCTTGGATCGGGCAACACTTTTGTCGCGGCAACTACTCTACCAAACGTGTCCACCGCGCCAGCGGGCGACATCATCTCGTCGGACGGGTTCGGCAATGTGCAGGACTCCAACGTCTCACTAGCAAGTGTGGCAATACTCGCCTCGCCCGCGTTCACGGGTATCCCCACGGCACCAACCGCCGCGCCCGGAACCAGCACGGGTCAAATAGCCACGACAGCCTTTGTCCTGTCGCAAGGTTTCATCACTGTATCATCTGTCCCCGTCGCCTCGGTCTTCGGAAGAGTAGGCGCGGTCGTTGCCGCAACAGGTGACTATACCGTAGCTCAAGTTACGGGCGCAGCACCCTTGGCTTCCCCTGTATTTACAGGAATTCCTGTTGCACCGACAGCCGCTCCTCTAACAGACAACAACCAGATCGCGACGACAGCCTATGTTGATTCAGCGGTAGGGGTTGAAACTTCACGAGCGGAAGCCGCCGAAACGTTACTCCAACCTTTGTCACAGAAGGGGCAACCGAACGGCTATGCGTCATTGGACGCTGGCGGATTGGTTCCCACGTCGCAGCTTCCTGTTATCCCGCTCACCAATACTTACGTAGTTGCGAGCCAAGCCGCAATGCTTGCCTTGCCCGATACTCAGGGGGAAGTTGCTGTACGGACGGATGTCAACGAAACGTTCATTCTTGCTGCTACACCTGCTTCTGTGCTCAGCAATTGGGTGGAACTCCTGTTTCCCCCAGCCGCCGTCACAAGCGTCAACGGATTTATTGGCGTGGTGGATTTGGCATTCACGGACTTGTCGTCTCATCCGACTACGCTTGCTGGGTACGGCATCACCGACGCTCTATCAAACACCACTGTGTTACCCTCGACTTTTGGTGCCATCACGCATGAGTGGCTGAACTCCTACTCCGCGATCACAGGGCTGTTCACGGCGACTCAGCCCGCATCAACCGACCTGAGTGATTACACGTCGCTCGCATATCTGGCGTCTCCGACTTTCATTGGGACGGTGACAATTCCGACCGCTGCTATCACTACGGCGACAATCACCACGTTAAATGGCAACGTGAACTTCACAGGAGCACCGACATCCTCTACGCCAGCAACAGTGGACAACTCCACAAAAATAGCGACAACTGCTTACGTGCAGGCGCAGGGCTATATTACTTCGGCCGGAGCACCAGTGCAATCGGTCTTCGGGAGAACTGGCGTAGTTATCGCCGTAAGCGGCGACTACACCGTCGCCATGGTTACGGGTGCAGCGTCCCTAGTATCCCCAACGTTCACTGGAACACCGTTGTCTACCACGCCCTTGACCAGCGACAACAGCACGAGGATTGCGACGACAGCCTACGTGCAAGCACAGGGGTATTTGACGGCAGCCAGCAGCCTCGTCACTTCGGTCTTTGGTCGCACTGGTGCGGTCATAGCGGTAAGTGGTGACTACACTGTAGCTCAAGTTACTGGCGCGGCACCGTTGGTATCCCCCGCGTTCACTGGAATTCCAACCGCACCAACTGCATCACCGCTAACAGCCAACACTCAGATTGCAACTACAGCTTACGCGGACTCCGCAGTTTCAGTTGAAAGAGGACGTGCTATAGCCGCCGAAGCTTTGCTTGCACCTCTTGCATCTCCGACTTTCAGTGGTACAGTGACGTTCGCAAATAACATCGCAGTATCAGGCACGGCAGCTTTTGCGGCTGGCTCCTTAGTTGTAACAGCCTTCGCAACTACAGGCACATGGGCGTTTACAGGAACCATGAGCGGTGCCTACACGATGTCTGGCACGGAAACTGTCTCTGGCACATTAACTTCCAGCGGCGGCACCATAAGCGGATCGTGGGCCGGTGCTCCTACCCTCACAGGCAACGTTGCTTTCACTGGAGTGCCAACATCAACCACTCCTGCAACGGCGGATAACAGCACAAAAATTGCAACAACAGCATACGTGCAAGCTCAAGGCTATATCACAGCTTTGACCGCTCCTGTAACCAGCGTCTTCGGTCGTACTGGTGCAGTCGTAGCAACATCAGGCGATTACACTGTGGCTCAAGTCACAGGCGCTGCTCCATTAGCTTCTCCCACATTCACTGGCACCGCAGCTTTTGCCAACATCACCGTCAGTGGCACGACTTCCTTTGCTGCGGGCTCCATCGCATACGCCGCGTTGAGCGGCACTCCAACCATCACCAACGCATGGTCTGCGCTGACCAACGCCACGGGGAACCTCACGCTTGCCAACGCTGGCTTCACGACGACATTTAACCAGACTTCAGCCGTGCTTTGGGATTGGGAGAATACAACCACTGCATCGGCGATCACGACCAACGCATCGCCGCTGCATGGATTTTCTGCACAGTACTGGAACGGCGCGTCAGCCAACGATCAATGGACGATAGGCTCGGTGATGACAGCGGGCACGAACGCCATCAGCACCTTGACCATCGCACACACAGGAACGACAGGTGCAGCGCAGATTCAGTTACCGACGCCGCTAAGCTACGGCGTTACCGATCCACAGATCATCGGTCCAGCGGGAGCTACTTGCGGAATTAGCATTGGGGGCAATGCTAGTTTCCCACTCTTAGTGGCTACGATTGCTGGCAGTGTGGACATAATGCGTGGCTATCAAGGAGGTACTAATCAAGGCAGCATAACGTCGCAAAGCACAAGCGTTAGCTTTGGTTTGTACAATCAATTGGCGTTGGGGACCGCCGAGATTGGCAGCGCCCAGTCTCCATCAGCTACTTACACGGGTGGAAAACCTCTTGTTAGCTTGGGGCATGGTGGATCAACATGGGCAACAACTGGGGCAGGTCCATACATAGGCATCAACGTCGGCGCAGAGGTTAGCCTCGGCGGGAACAACTCCGTGCATCTGAACTGGGCACCCACGGCTGGTGCTGGCACCTTCACTGCCATGCAAATCGCCCCCACCATCAACCAGACCCTTACGGCATCGGGCTCTTACACGGCTCTAAAGGTCGCCGTCACTGAGACTGCGTTGCTCGGCACTGCGAACAAATTGATCGACTGTTTTGCAGGTGCGGCGGGGACGACCGAAGTGTTCAGTGTTGACAACAAGGGCAACGTCATGCAGGCGGGTCACGGCAACGTGTCGGCGGCAAACGGGGACACCGCAGGCGTCATAACCTCGGGGTCGGGCACGACCGTGAGCAAGACGTACGCGGTGAACTACACCAGTACGCCTATCGTCGTAGTGACGCCGACAACGAACGCGGGCGCTTTCTATATATCGGCGTCAAGCAACAGCGGCTTTACCATCACCTACGCCACGAGCGGGGCACAAACATTTAACTGTATGGTCACGGGAAACCCGAACTAAGAGGAATAATGTCCACGATATATAGTGTAATCGCAGATCGTAAGGACAAAGCGAACCAGCAGTTCTGGACGGAGTACCGCATACCTATGGTAAGCGGCTGCTGCCCTGCGGAACCCGGCGCTATCGTTCTGCTTGGACCTGACTGCAAAATTGACCCATGCCTTTTGCCGTTATCAACGGGGGTCGTAATAGAAATCAACGGCGTTCCGTCGCCGTGTCAAGACATCCTCAACTTCATCCCCGGTACTGGCATCAACATCACCTACAGTCCAGACTGTGGCTACATCTTCGACGCCACAGGCATTGTGGCGTGCGGGAGTGCGGCGTATCTCTGCACTGACGAAGTTGGAACAAAAGTAGAAGTAGACCTCAGCCATCCAACACATGCTGGTCAGCTTCTCATCTCCCAACCCGGAAATACTAGCGCGGTTTGGGCTGATCCACAAGTGCAAGGTCTGTATCCAGCGGGAAGTCCCATTTGTCCCGCACCAGCTTACGCCCCGCCAACATGCCAGCAACCCATCGGTATCGGCATACAGGACCCGAATGGCGATCTTCAATGGCTGCAAGGAAGCTACTCTGGTAGCCCAGCAACGTTCGCGCTTGATGTAAATGTTGTCAATCCACTGACTGTGGAAGTCGGCGGCGTCGTGGAGTCCATTTCCGTACCCGATTATGCTGCGGGAACGGTTTTGCCATTGACTTTAGATTCAACGGGTGCGTTGTATGTGGATGACACGGGACGTAAAGCAACGTATCGTGCGTGTCAAATTAACTTCGTACCCGTAGCTGATCCCATCAAGCCGTTTTTCACGATTCAGGGTTCCGCAACAAAGGTAATCAGGATTCGCCACATGAAAATTTCTTGGGCTTGCAGCACAGGCAATTCTGGACCTAGCGTGATAGTCATAAACCGCTTCACAGCCATCACTGGAGGAACATTCACCACCGTGGTTTCTGTACCTGACGATCCAGTGAACCCAACAGTCACAGCAATAGTGAGTCAGTGGACGACGCTACCGACGACAACGACTTACAACGCGGGCGTTATAGGAGCCGAGGCTATGCAATGGATCACCAACACGAGCACGTTGGTGGGACCTACCCCTATTGAACTTAATTTCGGTGTGAACAGTGTTCAAGCGATTACGCTCAGGGGCGTAAACGACTTTGTAGGTATCAGCGTTTCTAATCTTGCGATAGCGGGTTCGCTAATGACCGTCAGAATTACATGGACAGAGGAATAAGATGCCACTACAACAAATAGTCCCGATCACACTCTTGTTGCAGGGCGACGGTGTTTCAACCGTATTCACCTTCCCGCTTTCCGATATTTTGCAAGTCGGAACAGGATCGGTCACCCTCCTATCAAATCAGGGTTACGTCCCGCCAACTGCGATAAATATCTCATCAATGGGGTCGCCTGCTGGAACCGCCACAGTAGATGCCAACAGCAATTTTACGCTCACACTGTTCACGCCTATAGCTGCTGGAGTCATCCAAGCGTTCGACATACAGTTGGTTTACGTCAGCGCAGCCGCGACCAGCAACAGCCCCATATTAGCGACGACCGTTATTCAGGCAGGTTTGACTGGAAATCCATTTTCGGTGAACACGGGGACAACCCCGACCATCATACCCAGTCTTACCCCAGTCCCCTTGATCTCTCTCCAGCCCGACACTGCATTGATTACCCTAAACTTCCCCCTGCTCGGCGGTTTCAACCTAGCTGGAAACGGGTCAAGGGTGCTTTGGCAAATAGTGCTAGACGGAACATTGATCGGCGCGACTTTCAAGAGCGTTGACTCGGAGTCCGTTATGGTTTACGACACATCAGCCTCGGCAATCTCTGGAGGCCGTGTTGTGAACAGCGGCTATATGCAACTTAATGAGGTGACGCTACAGTCAGGATTATATTTTCCATACGCTTTTGTGGAGGTAGGAAGTCCCCCGGTTCTAGTCGGCAGCCGATACACTCTAGTGGTCACTCAGATGGGATCGCTGGCAAATTGTGTAAGTGCTTCAATACAATGGACGGAACCGTTTTAGTTGGGGGTTTGGATATTTTCAAACTTCCGTTTTCTAAAGTAAGGAAAGTTTTCTGGGGTGGGTACGCCCGCCAAATACAAAACTAGATTCATAAGGAAATCATCATGCCAGAAAATTGTTCATCTTGTGCGGGCGGGCTGTACACGGGAATCTCCGTCTTTGGTATCTACGACGATACTACGGGTTGTCCCCTCATTACAGTCTCGGGCAGCCCCGCTGTCGCCTCGATCAATGTCGGCGTCATCAACATCCCAGAAGTCACCATCCAAGGGGTGGGAACAACTTGCACGGGTGGAATCTCCCCTACACTTTCTCACCTCGGCTCAGCAGCAAACTACGCCCTCCTCGGCTCCAGCGGCGTAACGAACTCGGGCTCCTCGGTCATCTCGGGCGATAATGTCGGTTCGTACCCAACAAATTCAATTATCGGATTCCCACCGGGCGTAGTTGTCGCTCCTGCGGCGATTGTCACCGCCACGGCTGGAGATCAGACGGCTGTAGCAAACGCCATCGCTTATTACCAAGGTCTGGGGCCGGGAACGGTACTCACCACGGCGGACATGGGCACGCAGAACTCCATCGGTGCCCCCGTTGGGACTTACTACCCGGGCGTTTATTCGAGCGGCTCAACCCTCGCCATCAACACACCGATTACTCTTGATGCACAGGGCAACCCTGATGCAGTGTTCGTGTTCCTCGCTGGCAGTGGCATCACTCAGCAGATTGCTGGCACGATCCTCTTGGCTAACGGAGCACAGGCGTGCAACATCGTTTGGGTCGCTGGAAGTTCTTGGACATCCATCGGGCCGGGTGCAATCACTGAAGGCACCATCCTCGCCGTTGCAAGCATCACTCTCGGCGGCGGTACACTTACTGGTCGTGCACTCGCCAACAATGGTGCGGTCACAATCTCGGCTGCGGAAATCGTCACCACTCCCGATTGCGCTACTGTTCAGGTATGCGGCCTCAACACATTTGTAACTGGCGGCGAGATTTGCGTCACCCAGTGCACATCCCCGTGGGTCACCAACATCACTGAAATTGGCGGCGTTCCTATTGGAACGACTCTCGTAGGCAGCCCAGCCGAAGCAGGTCTTAACGTTTTCGTCCTCGGCGGCGATGTTACCCTCAACTCGAACACGCCAGAAACCCCGATCTACGTTGACATAACCAATGCCTGCATCGACGTATGCGGACAAACCTTCACGGTCGCTGGTAGCCCAGCGGTATCCTCACTCAACGTCTTCGTTGAGGGCGGCACGATTGATACCATCACTGGCGTCGTAACCGTCACTGGTACGGGGCCGGGTGGAGCCATCACCGTCACTGGCACCGTTGACATCGGCAACACGGTCGATGTAAACATCACCAACGCTTGCATCAATGTGTGCGGAGCAACCTTCTCGGAGGTTGGTAGTCCTGCGGTATCCTCCCTCAACACCTTTGTTACGGGCGGCGACATTACCGTCTCGAACACCATCGATACCCCGATTTATGTCGATGTTACGGGCGGCACGATCAACATCACGGGCGTCGGCACGACGACTGTTGGAAGCCCTGCGGAAACAGGACTCAACGTCTTCAGCGTTGGCGGCACGGTATGCGCTACACAGTGCGGCGATTGGTTCGTAAATCAGGCGGGTACTTGGACGGTCGGCCTCACTGGTGCGACGTTCACAGCTTCAGGTAGCCCAGCGGAGTCTTCACTCAACGTTTTCGTTACTGGCGGTGATGTCACCCTCAACTCAAACACACCCGACACTCCGATCTACGTTGACGTTACCAACGCTTGCCTCAACGTATGCGGGGCGACTTTCACAACGCTCGGCAGCCCAGCAGAGTCTTTCCTTAACGTCAACGTTGCAAACACCTTCGACACTCCGATCTATGTCGATATCACAGGCGGCACCGTAAGCGTCACTGGTACGGTCACCGTCACGGGCACCGTCACTGTCACCAACACCATTGACACCCCGCTCTTCGTTGATATTACCAACACCTGTCTCAACGTATGCGGCAACACCTACACGACCATGGGCAGCCCCGCTGAGACATCTCTCAACGTCTTTATCACGGGTGGTATGCCAACCCCAGTGCTCGAACTGGCAACGGTCATTTGCGGGCCGAACACCTTCCCGCTCGGCTCGAATCAGGACTTGTCGCTCTCACCATCGGGCGCACTCGTCACCATCCCTGCGGACGAGCAGTTTGCTTGCTCGATCCAGTACTACTCCTACGACAGCGGTGCGGCGTTCGACACTCAGGTCATGACGACTGCGTTCGTCCCGCTGTGGTCGATTCAAGGCAATGGCACGGCGGCTCTTGTACAGCTACTCCGCGAAATTCAGGTCTTCACGGACGGCTCCACGGTTCTGTTCCAGCTTATCGAAGGCGGGACGCTCACTGGTTCCGCATTCGCGGCTGGTCCGGGCAACGTCAATGTGGATACCGCATCAACTGGCGTCACGGGCGGCACCATCGTCTGGGCTGGCTACGCGGCAGCTTTCCCACGCAACTACGACGGTCTCATGGACTGCTTGAACGGCAAGACTTACACGATTGCCGGCAAGAGCTTCAGGGGATGCGCCAAGGCCGTTGCACAATGTAGATGGAGCGAACAGACTTCGATCTGCGGCTAATTTTAACGGTTGAAAACAAAAGGGGATGCTGCCCAGCATCCCTTTCTTTTTGAGTATTATCCAATATGATTCTTGCTGTCTTGCTGGAACTCGGCGTTGCGTGCGGGGCGCTCAGTTTGGTCGTAGCCAAGGGGAAGATTTTTGCCAAACCCCACGACTGGCTGGCATCAAAATTCCCATTTTTAGACGAATTATTGTCATGTACATGGTGCGTTTCGCACTGGGTAGCAATGATTTTGGTGTTAATATACCGCAAATCCTTGTGCCACAGCGTTGCCGACTACATTGTACGAGTGTTTGTGGTCGTTATGCTTTCTCAAGTCGTGGCGGCTATAATGAAGAAGTGCATAGAGGACTAACGTGACCGTTCCCATACATCTTCGTGAAATTTTGTCCGTCCGTTTCCCCGACGTGGACTTCACATTATACTTTACATTCATCGAGTCTTTGTCGAAAGCAAGCGTAGGGCACAAGCACCACATCCTCCCGAGGAAAGAATTCCCTGAATTAACTAGGGATACAAGCAACATCATGCGGGTATCGCCTGCGGACCATTTCAGGGCTCACTACTGGTTGGCGATGTGTGCTTCAGAATTTGAGAAGGTGTTCTATCTCATGGCGAACAGGAAAAGTGTTTATCAGGTAGCCGTGGATGAGTTGCCTCGCTACGCCGAAATCTATGAAAGGGGCAGGGTGAAATTAGTTGAGAAAACTAGAGCGTTAGGGCGCAAAAACGCTGAGAGCGGGCAAATACAAGCCTTAGGGCGCAAGAACGCTGAAAACGGGCGCATCCAAGGACGCAAGAATGTTGAAAGCGGGCACATGCAAGCTCTACATCGCAAGAATGTGGAAAGTGGACACTTGGATAGGATACGCCGACTAGCCGCCCTTTCGCTTACACCAGAACAACGGTCCAAGTTCGGTCATGTCGGCGGCAGTATTGGCGGACGAATTAGTGGCCCTATTCAGGGACGCAAGAATGTTGAAAGCGGGCACATACAAGAGCTTGGGCGTATTCAAGGCTGTAAGAATGTCGAAAATGGGCATATACAATCTTTAGGACGTGCTCAAGGACGAAAGAACATTGAAAATGGACACTTAGCTCGTATTACGGTCTTAGGCGGACGAGCCGCTAGTCATATTCGTTGGCATGTCAGGCGTGGGATAATCAACCCAAATTGTAGGTTATGCCATGTCTGATTTTCCCCTCGTAAGCGCACTGACGCCAACCTTCAACCGTAGGGCATTCTTTCCTCGGGCCATAGAGTGTTTTCTTTCTCAGGACTACCCCAACCTCGAACTAATCATATTGGATGACGGTGCGGAACCAATTCAAGACCTCCTGCCCGCCGACCCGAGGGTCAAATATTTCCATGAAAGCCCGAAAAAACATCATGGGGCGAAAATAAATAGGTGCTTTGAGCTATCGAGCGGGGAATTCGGAATTATTTGGGATGACGATGACTGGTACCCAGCGAATCGAATCACCCGCCAGATCACACCGCTCATTGAGAACCCCGCACTGCACGTCTCGGGGACGAGCACCCTCTACTACTACCAGCACGGCAGCGCGTTGGCGTACCGATACACGAGTCCAAAAGGGATCGGATGGATGGCATCTATCGCGATACGCAAATCCGCTTGGGAGAAAAACAAGTTCGACAACATCAACTCGGGAGCCGACTACAATTTTCAAAAGAAGACGCCTGTTGCAGCGAGGTACGATCTGAACGATCCTGCCTTGGTCGTAGCGGCGATCCATACGGCCAATGCTTGCAGGAAGCACCTGAGCAAGGACTACAAACCCGAATCATGGGAGACAATTCAAAAGCTATGGCAAAAGTAATATGTTCGTGCGGTCAACAAGCTCAATGGCGTGTCTACAACCAAGATGGCAGTGTGACCTATCACTGTAACACGTGTGCGGATGCCCGTAAAGCGACCACCAAGCGCAAGGAAAAATTGTGCAACTGCATGAGGTAAGCTCTCATTTTCTCAATAAAATTAGGATTTTGACGGTTCGCACGTTTTTAAGCTTTGCCGCCCATTTATAGGGGATTAGAATGCACGTCGAGTCACAATACAGTATTTCCGCAGTTCTGAGTGTCGGCGAAAACACTCAATGTGGTGCGACATTTCCGCCATGGGAATGCGCCACGCCAGTCAGTACGACGGCCACAATAGTAAACAACGACTACTCGTACAACACCCTAATCGTCACCCTAGATCAAGGCTGCATCACTGGTGGAGCGGTTCAGTTCCAAGGCAGCACCGATGGCGTGAACTGGTTCCCCCTCACGGGTTATGTGCCGGGAATCGGCGGGGCGGTCGGCCCAGTTTACGATCTCCAAGCTAATACCTTTCTAGCGGCTGAATTCAACCTCACCGCCATACCGTATTTTCAGGTCATCCTCCTCAGTCCGATCACGGGAACAGCCTGTGGAAGCCCGCCCGTCTGCGGTTCGGTGGTCTTCGGTTACTCGGCGGATTCGTTCGTCACCACCGCACCCCCCTGTTGCCCGCAGACCGCCACTGTCGCCAATGCACCTGAATCTATATGCGTGAACACATCATCGACGGTTATATTGGCGTCGAACCCCTCAAGAAAGGGGCTGAATTTGACGAATATGTCTTACGTCACGATGAGCATTGCTTTTGGTAGCAATCCAGCCATCCTCTTTGCTGGGATCACGCTGGCACCCGGAGGCACGTTTTGGATGGATAGTAGTGATTTCACGACCGCTGCGGTGAACGCCATAGCCGATAGTGGGCTTTCGTACACCGATAATTGTTGCGGTAGTCCGCCCACTTTTTGTGCGCTGTTGAGCATTCAGGAATTCCAGTAAAAGACTATGTAATCCCTAATAAGAGAGCGTTTTGATGTCCCACACCATGGGAACAAACTGAACATGATAATTTACTTACTCAGGGCAAAAGGAAAGCCGTGGTCTGAAGCAAGACGAGCGGCTCAAAGGGAGAGACTCTAATTCCAGTTCAAAACCCATTTGGTCTATCGTTTTCGGGCAACATAACGCAGTGGGATAACACCCCACTCAGCCCTCCGAGCGCGTTTGGCACCTGCCCCGACGTAGGTTGCTGCTCCAGCGTTACAGCCGCAATCCCCGTCAATGCCTCGCTCTTCGTTGGATCGTGCACAGCCCTCACCGCAACACTGGCTGGAAGCCCGCCAGTTGAGGCATTAAACGTCAACGTGGTCAATCCGCTGACCGTCACCTTCACTGAGTCCTCGCTTCCCGTCACGCAAGCTACCTCGCCATGGGTTGTAAGCGGCACCGTCGCCATCAGCAACGCCTCGATATGTGTCACTCAATGCACATCGCCATGGGTCGTAAGCGGCACGATTGTCGCCGATCAGGGCGGAACTTGGACTGTAAACGCCATCCAAAGTGGGGCTTGGTCAGTAGGGGTAACGGGAACTGTTGCTGTCACTCAATCAGGCGCTTGGACTGTAGCCGCAACTCAATCTGGAACATGGACCGTACAGCAAGGTGGGGCTCCGTGGTCCGTAACTATTCCCACACCCACAGATTGGGGTACTGCACCGGCCACAAATGTGTTGGTTCCAGCCGTCAATGCCGAAATGTTTGTGGGTCAGAACGCCGTGTCTGGGGCATCGCCTGTTCCTGTCTCGGCTACAACTGCGGCAAACAACGCTGGCAATCCAATCTACGTCAACGTGGTCAATCCAACGAGCAGCACGGTCGCTGGAAACCTCACCAATAACAACGCAGCACCGAACGCCTTCAACCTCGGCGTATTGCCAGCAATCGCTGAGACTGCGTATGCAACCGTCACCTACACGACGGGCGATCAAGTCCTCCCCGTCACCGATCTTCATGGTGCCATGAACGTCGATTGGCAAGCACTAGCTGGTGCGGCACTCGGTGGTCCTACGATTTGGGCGACTGCCCCAACTGGTGAGGAAGTTCAAGGCGTCAACGCCTACTGCTTCCAAGGAACTTCGCCATGGGTCGTAAGCGGGACCGTAGCCGTATCTGGGACGGTCGCCGTCACGCAGTCGGGCGCTTGGACAGTCGGGATTTCGGCTGGTCAAACTATCGCTGTCACCAACGCGGGAACCTTCGCCGTACAAGCTGCTCAAAGTGGTACGTGGACCGTACAGCAGGGTGGGGCACCATGGTCATTCGTTGGAACACTCACCAACAACAATGCCGCTCCCAACACCACAAACGTCGGCGTCCTACCAGCCATCGCTGAGTCCGCGTACACAAACCTTACCTATACGACTGGCGACCAAGTTCTACCCGCAACCGACCTTCACGGTGCTCTGTTCAGCGATTTGGCGGCTGTTGCTGGAGTCGCATTAGGTGCCACAGCCGTCGTAGGTTATGGTTCCACGCCTGCCGCCGTAAATGTGCCTGCGGTCAACGCTTTCATCACTAACACTGTGCCTGTGACGATGGCTTCAACAACAATCACTGGCACTGTAGCCGTAACGCAATCGACTTCTCCTTGGGTAGTGAGCGGTACTGTAACCGCAACCATCGCAGCACCTACTGATTGGGGTACCGCTCCTGCAACGTCCGTTCTGGTTCCTGCGGTCAACGCGGAACTCTTCGTTGGTCAGAACGCTGTATCGGGTACGGCACCTGTGCCGATCTCCGCTACCACTGCGGCGAATGCTTTAGGCAACCCAATTTACGTTGACGTAACGAACTTCCCGACGACTTTTGGCATCACAGGCACGGTCGCTGTCACCCAGAGTACGTCCCCTTGGGTTGTGTCTCTCGCGTCTACAACTATCACGGGCACAGTGGCCGTTGACGGCGCATTGAGCAATAACAACGCGGCTCCAACTGCAACACTGTTGGGTGTCCTCCCCGCAATTGCCGAGACTGCGTACAACACTGTCACCTACACCACGGGCGACATGGTATTGCCCGTTACAGACTTGCACGGCGCTTTGAACCAAGACTTACAAGCTGTTGCTGGAGTTCAGCTTGGTGCAACGGCTGTAACTGCTTTCGGCACGGCACCCGCTGCCGTCAACGTTCCAGCAGTCAATGCTTCCTTGTTCTCTGGTACGACCGCCTTGACGAATACGGGTGGTGCGTTGAACGTCAACGTCACTGGATTCCCCGGCGGAAACCTATCGAACAACACCGCTGCGCCTGCCGCCAACAACCAAGGCAGCCTCGGCTACCTCGCCGCGACTGCATACACGACCAACACCTACACCACGGGCAACCAAGTTTTGGCTGTCACTGACCTGCACGGCGCTGTCAACACTGATTTGCAAGCTCTTGCTGGTACGGCTCTTGGTGGTCCGACAATTTGGGCAACCGCTCCAACGGGTGAAGAAGTCATTGGTGTCAATGCCTACTGTTTCCAAGGCACATCTCCTTGGGTCGTTTCACTTGCATCTACAGCCATCACTGGAACAGTGGCCGTCACCCAGAGCACGAGCCCATGGGTTGTTTCGCTAGCGTCTACCACGATCACGGGTACGGTTGCCGTGGACGGTGCGCTTACCAACAACAATGCGGCTCCCACGGCGACACTCCTTGGCGTCCTCCCTGCGATTGCTGAGACTGCATACAGCACCGTCACCTATGCAACTGGCGACATGGTATTGCCTGTCACCGATTTGCATGGTGCTCTTAACCAAGATTTACAAGCTGTGGCTGGTACGGCATTGGGCGCAACCGCTGTTGTCAATTACGGCGGCTCGCCTGCGGCGGTACCTGTCCCCGCTGTCAACGCTTTCATCACTAACTCCCCTGCGGTCACAGTCAGCGGCACGGTCGCTGTCACCCAATCCACGTCTCCATGGGTAGTCTCGCTCGCCTCTACAACCATCACTGGAACTGTAGCCGTCACTCAGTCTGGTACGTGGACCGTACAGCAAGGTGGGGCTCCGTGGTCGTTCCAAGGCAACCTCACAAATAACAACGCCGCTCCAAACGCTTTCAACGTAGGCGTATTACCCGCCGTCGCTGAAACCGCGTACAGCACCATCACCTACACAACTGGTGACCAAGTTCTGCCTGTTACAGATTTGCATGGTGCTTTGAATAGTGACGTGCAAGCATGGGCTGGCACTGCCCTCGGCGCACCCGCAAACTTCGGTACAACTCCGGGAGCAGTGATCGCTGGAAGCGTCAACTCTTCCCTGTTCATCGGCACGGTAGCTGCGGTCGCCGCATCCGCTGGCGTCCAGAAGGTCGGCATCTCAGGCGGCACTGGAGCTTCGGTGGATTCCGCCGCTGGTGGTGCAACTGCTCCAACGAATGCTCTCCTCACATCCGCAGAGTACAACACCACGCCACTTGTTCTTACAGCAGGGCAGGCCGGGGCGTTACAGTCTGACACCACGGGCGCACTCTATGTCAACATCGAAGGTCGTAAGCAAACCTATTCTTGCTTCGCCACTTTCACCCCTGTCGCTGGCGACATCGCCGTGCTTCCGGGTTCAGCCTCGAAGACCATCCGTATCACCCGCGTGGAAGTCTCCATGAGCACCAGTGGCACGGCTGGCGTGGAAGCGGTTACGTTGGTCAAGCGTTCAGCGGCGGACACGGGTGGAACTTCCGCAGCGATGACCGCAGTACCTCACGACAGCGCCTATGCCGCCGCCTCAGCCGCCCCGCTCCGTTACACGGCTGCTCCGACCTTGGGCACCGCCGTTGGCACAATTCGCGGTATCCAGTTCTTCGACGATTCCAACGCGACGACGGGTGCCAACACATGGCTTTGGGACTTCGGTACTCGCGGTGGGGCTGCTTGCATCGTCCTGCGTGGTGTAGCTCAGCAGCTTTGCATCAACCTTGGAGCCGTCATCGCAACCCAGACTGTTACCGTAAGTTACGAGTGGGAAGAGGATAACAGCTAATGGCGATGAATCACGTACAGGGCGGGGGCAACTTCAACGTAGCTCCTGCGACGGTCACAACCATGTCCGTCACGCTGGGCAGTGCCATCACCGCTGGCAACCTTGTCCTCGTCGCGATTCAGATGGCGTTAGCTGTGACTGCATTGACCGTAACAGACGGTAGCAGCTTCAGTTACGTCCTCACACCCCATTCCCCCACGGTTCTCACGGGCTTCACGGCGAGTACCTATTTGCTCTACAACCTCAATGCAGCCTCAACGTCGGGTTCGACCGTAACGGCGTCTTGGACGACGGGTTCGAACTTGGTCATGTACGTTGATGAGTTTCACGCCGATGGTGCGTGGCAATTTGACCAAGACGCCGCACAGCAGCTTGCCAGCCCGGGCAGCACAACCGTTAACGGGCCAACCATCACGCCCAACTTCGCCAATTCCCTTGTCTATATGGCGGCAGGTTCAGGCGGAACCATCACCGCTCCAACCGCAGGCGGCACATTGGGAGGTTGGACGGGCGCTCCGGGCGGCATCCAAAACGGCGACATGAGCGAATATCAGTTGAACGTCAACGGTGCAGTCAGTGCCGACTTTACCCAAAACCAGTCCTCTTGGCACTGCATGGGAATGGCGTTTTACGCCCCAACAGCAGGCAACGCTGGTTCTGGCTGGTGGCAAATGCCGCCATTCATGCAGGGGTAAAACACTTAAGCGTTCGCGGCTTTACGTTTTTCTTCGCCGGGAAAGAGCATCGTCGAAGGTTTGACGAGTCCGCGTTGATACGCGATCACCAAACGGAATTCTTCAAGAGAAAGACAACCCTTCAATTGATTGCAAGGACGGCAGGCGTCAACGATGTTACCGTTACCACCCGAACCGTTGCGGCTCTTGGGCTGTTTATGGTCACGGGTCTTCTTCTTCCTACTTAACTCGCGACCGCAGTAAAAGCAGCAGAAGGTCCTGAGCATAAACTTAGCTGGGGTTACTCCGTGAAATTTCTTCGAGATTGGCAAGGACAAGCGCGGCAGAAGTGAAGACCTCCCAAATGTGGCACGGGTCACCCTCTATTTCAAAATCGGTCGGAGAGAGTAATTCAGGGTTGGTTTCTGTGATACGGATTCGGACATGATCTCGCCCAACGGCTTCAATGATGACTTCGCACTTTTGGTGGATTTCCAGTACAAGCCTCTGAGACAAGATCGTCCTCCCGACCCACACCTACTAGAGGGACGGGAAGACGAGAAAGGGTTACAGACGGGTTACGTAGTCGTTAAAGCCTTCATTCGGGTCGAGTTCGTGCAGCGTAGGCCACTTCAGGTTGCCTGCCGCTAAATGCTGCTGTACCCGAGCGTCTTGGTCATTGATGTGACCTTCTTCTTTTATGCAAAGAGCACCCGTCTTTGGGTGCGGCGATCCGCAAATAACACTCATGCTAGCCCCCCATTCTCTCATAGTTAAACCCCGTGTCCATGACTCTCTTCCGCTGTCGGAGTCGGATACTTCTCGCGAAATCTCTGCATCCGCTCTTCGCGCTCGATCCAAAGCCGCTGGAACTCTTCCTCGGTGACCTCGGGCCTTACGCACTTCCAAGTCCCATGATGGTAAATGACATCCTCACCCTTGACCGCCACAAAACACTTCTTGCAGGGACCGTAAGCGGCAGGCACCAGTGACATGAATCCCGATTCAACTGCACACGTCATGGAGCAAAATGCGTGCGAGCCGTCCCAATCATCGGGGACTTCGACGAACCGTTGACCCCGGGGCTCGTCGGGCCGTTCATGGTGTATGCGGCGGGACCAGCAGTCGGGGTTAAAGCACGGAACTTTCCTCATACCTTTTTAATACCACGTTTCGGGACTGACCCGATGAATTTCTTGTATTTCTTGAGAAAACGATCCCGCTTGTCTATCAAGATTTCGAGGTCTTCGCCCTTCTTAATCCAGACATGTAGTGCCGTCTTGATCCTCATGTTCATCGCTTTGAGTTTGGCTCGTGCTTGCTTTTTAGTTCCCATGAATCCCTCTGTACCCAAAGTGGGTACAACTGTACCCAAAATGAGTACGGTTAAGAACAGCTAGGCTCAGCCTGCATTGACGAACCCAATGACGACCGACGTTTTCTTCAACGAATCTGGAATAATCGGTGTGCGGTGCAGGAACACAGGATCGGGTGTCAGGGCTCCCTTGGGAACAACCACCCTCTTGATAGTGATACGCGGGCGGACAGTCGTCTGGTTGTGGACTTGGACTTCGATGGGCTGTAAAACCACGGGGGCGGGCAGTATCGTGATCTGCTGGGGCTTACGAGCGGCCAACATAAGAGCACTGGCTACGACAGCAACGGCAAAGATCACTGTTGGGAGCAGACCGAGGCTGATGTTGAAACTGATGCTGTTTTCTGGTGAGTCGTAGTTCATGAGGTCCTTCCTTGAGCTTACATGATTCCATGGCGACTGTTAACCCCCGCCGAGAGGCATTGGAATCCTCCTTGCAGAGGCGTTGCGTGCTTTTTTGGCGGCTTAATATCTTCTGGGCGAATGTATATCCACGCTGGGAGAATCACGCCCTCAGGCGAAAGGTAGGCTCCACCAGCGTATTCTTTCCAAAAATTATCTGAGGATTGCATAGGCCATGCCAAGATGTTCATCGCGCTTCTTCTTGTCCTTCCACGTCACACGGCAGTGGGCAGGATTGCAGTAGTAACGCCCTTGGTGCCTGAAATAGTAGCGGTTGTCAACGCAGCCCGTGCGCTTGTAATACTGGATTGGGCTCTCGTTCTTCCGACGCGGCGGACGGTAGACGGTGTACAACGAACTGTTGCCGTTAACGACGACAATGCTTTCTCCCGCCTTTAATTCGGACGCCTTGACACGTCGGTCGTCGCCCAAGCGGTAGGTTCCGTCTCCGTCTTTGTAGTTCATACCCCATCCTGTAGCGCAATGATCTTGATATCGTCCAGCACAATCTTGCGTGCCACTTCGCGGGTGACGCCGCGTTTCTCCATCACTGCCGTGACCCAATTCTTAAGGGCCTTGCCGACGACGTTCTCCCATCGGTCTTTCTTGCGCTCTTCCTTCGGTCTTGGTGGGCAAATAGGCATTATCTTGGCTCGATTCTCATTGGCGGAACGATAGGCATCAACTTATCGAACTGTGCCCGCACGCCCAAATGATCTGCGAGCCCGATCACCATCATGCTCACTTCCCAATCCATCTTGCCCTGACTCTTGAAATCCTTCAACAGGAGAAGCGCCAACGCGAGTTCTTCCTTGCCAGCTTCGGATAACTCTTTCATTTGCAATTTACCGCCATTGAATCTCGCTGCCTATAGTCGGGCCTGCAATCGCGCCCCGACTTGGCTGTCCACAAAGCATACAACAAACAACCTGCTAATGCGAACACAAGAATCGAATACCATTTCACTGCGGCAGTTCCTCCTCAGGTATCGTATCGACCGTCACGGGCGACTCAATCAATTGTACACCAATTGAACCATTTGGGTAATCCCCGCTGACAACGATGTGGAAGCACGGCTGCTTGAGTTCCTCTTCGGCGATCACCAGTCCCAATGCATGGTAGTAAAGTAGCCGCCATTCCAACCAACGAATCTGGCTGCCGGTCAACGGACGGCGAGCGATGTCCACGGCAATCCCCGCAATGTGAACCGATTCGAGTTCTCCATGCGCGGGGGCAGCGTTCTTGTTCCACCGCAATAGGCTCCGCTGGACTTTCACCGTGCGGACAGCCGAGTCTATAAGAAGGGGCTGGTGGTATTCTCGGTAGAAAGCGTCACTCAGGTCGGTCAGAAACGCGGCGACCCACGGGCGGCAATACCGCCGCTTCGGGTCCAGCCGCCTGTCAACCGCCAAGCTGACGCTCAGGGGCAGGGGCACCAACTCTTCTCGCTCGATGGCCGCATCCATCGCCTTGTTGTCGGCGTATCGTTCGAGTCCCAGACGGTTCGCCTCGGCGTTCTGAAGCACTAAGGATTCATGGGTGGGTGGGAACGCTCGATAAAGAAGGAGTTTTGGTTTACGCTTGTGCCGCCAGCCAACTTGGACGGGTGGGCGGCGGACGACGACCCGCACGGCACCAGCGAATGGCACCAGCGACAGTACTGCGAACAGCATCAGGCCGCGTCTCATGAACCCTATTATATACCAGACAATCAGTTCCCGACAAACTCAAACATACGTGTATCTATAATGTGTTGAAAACAAAACAAATATAGGTAAAAAATTCCTATCGTTTCCGCCTCCCTTTTGGGTATAATAGGCACATGGAAGACAACCTTAACGCCGAGAACATTGAAACCCGAATCGCTGACGCTCAAGAGCGGTATGCGCCAAAGGCTTTCACCGACGCCCAAGTCATCCTGCAATACATCTTCGGCGGCAAGAGCACGTTCACTCTTCAAAGTGTGGCATCGGGTGAGCGTTTCACCTACAAGATTTCGGAATCCGCAAAGCGGGCGGGCGACAACCGTCCTCCAGTCTTCTTCGTCTCGGTCCTCACTGGACCCGACAACAGCGACAATTTCAGTTTCGTCGGCACCATCTTCGAGCGCAAGACCTTCAAGTTCAGCCCCAAGGCGGGGTACCGCGTGGACAGCCCCTCAGTGAAGGCGTTCTCATGGGCGTTTTCGAACTTCGTCGGCAACATCGTACCTGACAAACTCGAATTCTGGCCCTCGTCACACTGCGCTCGGTGCGGTCGCAAGCTGACAGTTCCGACCTCGGTGCACAACGGCTTCGGCCCCGAGTGCATCACCAAGGTCGGTGCGGCGGCAGGACAGGCCCCTATCGTCGGCTCACAGCAACCGATTCCCGCTGACCTAAGCAACTACACCGCGATGGATAACATGGTACAGGCGTCTGGTCGTGCAGTTCGTTGTCCGATCTCCATGCACGGTGGAGCACATGAGGTTGGTAGCAACGAGCCGAGCGATACCGATGTAAATCGTATGATCAACGCTCTCCGCAACTTCGCCCCCGAGAACTTCTCGATGGACGGCGAAATGGAAGAGTCGCAGGCTCGCAAGTTTTGGTTTCGCCGCTACAAAAAGCAACCACTAACTCCCGCCGAACTCGCGGAGATGGAAGCTCGTTAATCGATCACAAAATTCAGTACAGGAGATTACTATGACATACAATGGAATGGAATTCGCTAGCAGTGGTAGTGTTACCCCCGAAGACAGGATGCCGTTTGCGGCGGGCGGGACGCTTCAACTCGCACCGCATATCTCCGACAGGGTAAAGATGGCGTTGAACAACCTGCCCTACTTCAAGGGCGTGGAAATGAGCGAGTTGATGATGGAAGCTGAGGCGAAGATGGGCGGCAAACGCAAGGTTAGCGACCGCTTCACGGCGATGCTGGTGATTGCTGGAACTCGTTATCTCGACCACCCCGAGTTGCAGATTCCGCGCAGGGCCGTGCAAGACCTCGGGATGTCACAGTACGCGAAGTAACTGGAAAGAACCATGATTCCTCCTGTTAAGAACGATCTGATGTGGTGGGTCGGAACGTTGGCGATGGCGGCGTGTCTCGTATCTCGCCTGATTAACCTACAGGCGGGCACGCAGGGAATGTGGCTAGTGATGGCGATAGTGGCCTACGAAAGGGCGTGGTGAGATGCGATTCATCGATGAAGTTTGCAACCTATTCGACGTAGAAATCCTGTGCGACATCGAGCCCATTGCCGACAGGATCAATTGGGACGTTCGCTACAGACCCACGGTCGCCCTCGGTTCCCGCACCGATGAAGTCAGCTTCGTCATGACGCCATGGTTCACGAGCCTCGAAGAACTCAACGCCTTCTTGCAGTGGCATATCGGGCTCCTGCGGAAACTGGATGGAGCCGACACACCTGCTCCCTGTATGATCGACTGGAGCATCCCCTACTAAATATCGTCTTCCCACCAAGCCATGACGGTCTCGCTGCCTGCGGGAACCTCGGTGTAACCGGCGTCCACCACGATGTAGTATTTCGAGGGATTGCGAGCGGCCTTAGCCTCATCGAACTTCTTGTCGCTGGCGTCCAGTACGATGCACTTGTGGTGCTCTTGCGGGTCTTTCTTGTACAGACCGATGGCGGCATGGGCGCACTGCCCACCTATTTTGTTCGCACTCATCTTGAGGTTCTTACGAATCAGCAGCTTCAACTTTTTCATCGCCCGTCCTGATTCGACGTTGTTTCGGGGCACACTTTGTGTTGCGTGATACCCCACTTGGCGGCTATCGGCAGATGGCATTTGGTGCAGTACACGGATGGCTCAGGTGCGTACCTTCTCTTGATGTCCGCTTCTACGGAGTCGTAGTCTTCGTCTTCGTGTCGGCGTTGTCCTAATCTATCGACCCACATTATTTGTCGCTCCAGTCGCTCCAATTACCCGGGCAAGAGCATGGGTTATCGGGGCATTCAATGCAGCCACTTGATGTCGGCTGCGTGGTTGGTGTAGTGGTGGATGGTGTGACACTGCAACTGACTTCCGCCTGCGGTGTTTGGAACTCCCAAGCATTCTGCGGCAGCACTGTGGCGAGCGCGTGACGTGCCTTGTCGTAAACAACGTTCAGGCTCGTTTCGTGGTGATCTACCTTCCAGAGTGTGCGGTTATTGGATGTGCGGGATACGAAGTCGGCTTCCCCTGTCTGGATTTTCTGAACGATCTCGCGGCGAGCTTCTTTGTTCAGCACAATGCTGTACCGCTCTTCGGCGGCTGCTTTAGCGTGGGCTTCGAGGATTTTCTTGGTCTTCTTCATGGGGTCCCTACCTAAAGATACCAGAAAACCCCAAGTTTAGCCAAGATGGTCGTTCAGGAGGGTGACACCGAAATAATCACAGTTCTGCCGAAGAAAATCAATGCATTCATGGATGGCAGCTTCACGGATTTGTTCGGGTGTGGCGTCCTTCGGGACAGGACGCAGGTCGATGGGTTTGTCGTAGAGATCGACGGGGTACTCTTCGTTGAAATGACAAGTGCTCTCTGGAAGATCGTCCGCCATTACAGCTTCTCGACTTCAGCCTTTACGTCAGCAACAACTTCCTTTGCGTCGGCTTCGATAGCGGGCACGACTGCCTTGGCATCGGCGACAAGCTTCGCGGCTTCGGCTTTCGCATCGGCTTTGATCCCATCGGCCACAACTGCGGCGTCGGCGATGGTGGCGTCAATCCAAACCTGAGCTTCCGTCTTCGCGTCGGCGACGAGCTTCTTGACCTGCGCTTTGGTATCGTCAACGATCTTCTGAGCCTCAGCTTCGGCGTCAGCGATGATCTTTTTGGCTTCGGCCTTAGCATCGGCTACGTCGGTCTTTGCCTTCGGAAGAACCTTTTCGATCTCAGCTTCAACCTTCGCTTCGCCATTCAGAAAAGCGGCATAAGCCTTAGCCAATGCCTCGCCGAAAACATGATTGTGGAACTGAACTTCAGTGACGTTGCCTTCCAGCGTGTGCTGGACGCGGACGGAGTATGTGCCGTCAGGGTTCTTCACGACAACTGCGGGGACTGCCTGTGGAACGATTGATGTTGCCATGGTGCTCCTTAATTAACGACTACGCCGTTGGATGGGCGAGTCTCAAGTGCGAGATTGTAATTCGTGACGACGAAGGCTGGTCTCTTTGTCTTGTGTGCGAGTGCGATTGCACGCTTGACTTTCTTTTTCAACATCTTCACTTCCGAAGTTGGGATGCCGGGGGCGTTGATTGAAAGGAACTCAATTTTTCGATCCCAACACATATTCACCGTAGCGACATCGTAGTTCGTGACGACGGTATATCTCGAATCGTTGAGTGCTTCCGCGTAATGACATTCCAAGGCCGTGACTTCCGAGGTTGGGATGTCGGGGGCGATAACGAAGATGAGGTTGACGTAGTTCGAAGAATGCTTTACGTCCTTGTCTTTGCGGATTGATTTCTTGTTGGTTTGCATGGTGTCCTTATGCCTGACTTGGATCGTCTTCGAGGTCTGGCAGAAGGGCATCTTCTGTGAGACGTGTTACACGTGGGTCTTCTGCAACACCGTCCATATCGAGGATGTCCATACCCGGAGTTTCGAGTTCGATTTCACCTACTTGAACTGTGTTAGGCCGACGTGGACCTGCGGGATTCGTAACAGTAACCCCCGTGACAGGCGTCCTGCCCGTTACAGCCGCACGGCGACCGACATTATGGTCACGGTTGATGGTGCGAACTTGCGTTGGGTCACGACGTGGACCGTTCTGCGGAGCTTGGGCTCCACCACCATTGCCCCCTGCGGCAGCGATTTGTACACGAGGTCGCGGACGGCTGATGGGTATACTGGTGACGGTTTCACCAGACGAGCCGTCAAGGGTCGTCGTAGTGGCGACGGGGATGGGGTGCAAATGAACGGGCACAGCCGATTGTGTCTCGGCTTCACGGTTCACGTCCTCAACCATAATCATCGTCATCATGTCGGCGAGGTCTTTGTTCGCCTTGTGTTTCTTGCAAGGCGAGTAGACGGCTTCGGCGATGGCGTCTTTGTATTGCGGGTCAGAAAACTCTCTTACTGCTCGACAGCCGCATTCACGCTCCACGCTTAGCCGATGTACGTTTGTTTTTTCGACCTTCATAAGTGTCCCTACTCTTACAGTTCCGTAGCGATGTCCACCGAGGATTGATCCATCAGAGTGAGTGCGAAATTCAGTGTTTTTCTGGCAATTTCACGCTTTCTATCGCCAGTCAAAGCCGTCGCAAATTCGTTTTGAAACCGAAGCTCCAACATCGGGGCGTTCTCGTCCTCGGCATCGCCAAGGTAGTAGAGCCGTTCCCCGATGGTTGGACAGAATTCCAGCTTCATTACTGTGTGACTTTCGCGCTCTTCTTCGCCTTCTTGACCACTGGCTTGGTCACTTCCGTGGCCGCGCCGTTGGTCGGCGTTGCTGGAGCCTCTGCCGCAGGTGTTGCCGCTGGAGCTTGGGCATCGGTGCCGACCGCAGCTACCACGGGGGGTTCGGGCTTCTTCAAATCGATGGGGAAATTGATGATCTGGCGGAAATATTGCTGGTTCTCGCCCTTCTCATCCTTCTGCTCGAAAAGCACCCCAAGAGACGATACCCCGGGCTGAAGCTGCCGCAGGTTAAGCTTGTCGGGCGTTGTGACGAAGGGAATGGTTTCAGTTGCTACAACTTTCCCATCGGCGTCGGTTTGGTCGAATAGAAATACGATTTTCATGGTTGTTGCTCTCCTCATTACCTAATACCAGATTTTACGAAAAACTAGGGATTATTTTTACAGTTTCAAGGCGTGTTCCGCGATGAACCCGAGTATGAAGCCCGCCGTGAACCAACGACGCTTCGATTTGCGAGCTTCATCCTTCACGACCTTGATTTGATCCACGCACTGAGCCTGATGATCTGTGTCTAGTTTGAACGCTCCCACAAGCGAAGCATTCAATCCACCCACTTCCGTGTTGAGGTCGAAGATGCTCTTGTTCTGGGAAACGATCAACTGATCGTCATTCGTCTTTAAAGTCGTCTCGTTGGCAAGCTGCTGTGTTAGAACTGGAACTTTCTCCAACTGTTGAACCGTGGCGAGAGCGTTTGACGGCGTGACGGCGACGTTGTTGCCAGACCCGATAGCACCAGTGAAGTTTGTGCCGGGAGCTAGTTGCGCCCAACGGTTGACGAGATCAGGAACAGGAAGCGAAGCATCCGTGTGCTGTTGCTTCGTCAGGGCGGTAGCCAAAGCAGTGTTCGCCGCCACAAGCTGCTGGTTCTGTGCGGCTATCTTGTCGGAAAGCGCCTGAAGTGCCGCTTTGTCTTGAGCGGCTTGAACCGCATCCTTCTGGGCCTGTACCGCCAGAGCCGCGTTCTGCTGTACCTGCGCGGCGACAACGAGCTTCTGTTGCTGTAGGGCGGCGTTATCGTGGTCGAGGCGAATCTGTGCGTACTTCCCGTAGCCCCACCATAGGACAACGGCGGCGATCAAGACGATGAGAAGCTTCTCGTGGTCAAGCAAAAACGTGCGAATCTTTCCGATTTCCCCGCCTGTGGTTGGTGATATTGCTGTTGCCATGGGTTTTACCTCTCAATACTAGTTTTTCAAAGCAGTTTTACTTCGTTGCCCGCTCCTTAAACCGAACGCAGGTGCATGGGCCTGAGTAGTTCTTGGCAACCCATGAATGAATCTTGTGGTTGCTGGTCCCACCGCACCGACCCCAGCTACCCTTCGAGGTGACCTTATGCTCTGATCGTGTGTGGTAGCAGGTGTTGCACGTATCGGTGCCCAACTTCTTACGCTTCTTCGGGCCTCGGGTTTTCTTTTCGACGACCTTGACCTCAGTCGCGGCGACCTCTTTAATGTCCTTGCCTTTGCGGGCCTCTTTTGAACGCCCGTCTTTGCAGACTTCTTGGGTTAATACTGGGATTTTGCACTCAGTATCCAATTTAGCGATTTGATTGGCAGAAAACTTGAATTCCTTGCCGTGCTTGTGGATCACGTCGCGATAGGTGTTAAGCTCGGGGTCCTGCTTCTTGAAGTAGTCCTTCATCAACCGATCTTTGATGATGCAGTAGATGATGAACAGGTTCTTCGGGGCCTTGATCTCCCCTGATTTGAGGTTCTGCATCACAACCTTGGCGATCTCCAGCGGATTGTGCTTACCCTCGATCAGCACGAGCTTTTTGACGAGGGCGGTCACCGTGCGTTGGCGCGAGTGACGCTTCGGCTCTTTAGCCTGCTCTTCCAATACCTCGACCGTGGGCATGGTCTCGTCCAGATGCAAATCCTCTGCGATCAACGCCGACGCGATCTCCTCACCCAGTTCATCGAAAAGGGCATCCACCATCGGGCCATAGTAATAGACCTTGCGGTTCTCGGGGACGTTAGGCTGATTCAAGAGGTTGCGGATCGGGGTTTCTTGCAGAATGTACTTGGTGCGGAGGGTGATACGGACCATCGCTGAACCATCGCCGATGACCTCCACAACGCCACAGAAATCGCGGCACTCGCCATTCAGGATGCGGACAAAGCTACCGACCTCGATCCCTATCGCTCGCTGCCGATGCTCTTCTTCGGCTAGGGAGATGAGGCTTTGAACGTAGGAGTCGTCTACAAAGATGGCTTTGGATGGACGGTTGCAATCGCCCTCGGTCACCAGACCGCAAATGCCCGTGATCTGTTTGAGACGTAACAGGGCGGGGAAGCTGGTGCTGCGAACGAACACGTACTGCACTGTGCCGAGTTCGAAGACATCGAGGTCACGTCTTTGGACGGGGATGAAGACTTCGAGGGGCTCCTCACGGAATATGCCCCCGACTTCTCTTCCCAGTCGCTTCATGGTCGGCTCCACGGTCTTGTCGCTTCGCAACTCAGCCATGTACCACCGCACACCCTTTAATTTGTTGGTATCGCCGTATTCAAGTACCATGACAGGTAATACTGAGGTTTTGAGTTGATTTTCGATAAAAATTGAGATATATTGAGTTGATGGATCGAAAAGAGTGGGGCAAAGAGAATAGCGGCGTCAAGCCCCGCACATGTCCTGTCGGTCACGCTTTCTTGGGCGGGCCTGCCAAGAAATGCCCTGAATGCAAGAAAACCCCCCTCCAAGCTGCGGAGGGGGTAATCGAACTGTCTGGGTTTAGGATACGGATAATCTTGGAGCCGATTAGGTCGTAGCGGGCTGTATTAACCGTTGTTCACGGTCATACCTGCGTGCTGTTTGGTCTTCTCATCCCAACCCACAGGATAGAAAACATCCTCTATGAGGACGGCGGTATCGATCTCGCCTGCTTCCCCGACCACAAAAGCTTGAACACGAGACGGCTTGGGCGGTTTTACGGGTTTTAGGTTCCGAGTGATCTTCAAAACGCCCGCACGAGCTACCAAAAATCCCACGTTTTCTACAAATTTCAGACCCACGGGCTCGTTCCATTCGTTGGGCGGGTAGGGGGCATTTTTGACTCGGAATTGAGAGGTGTTGTCTATGATGTGGGCCGTAGAGTAGTCGAGGTCTTCCGACTTACCGAAGATGTAGAAAGAACGATCCCAGTCCGATCCCGAGTGCGAAATCAATTGCATCCCCGTTTGTTCCACGGCCACGCGAGTCGCCTCTACGTCCGTGCTATGCATAAAAATCGCTGCGGGCTCGATGCCCATCATTGGCATAGCTGCGGTCGCTCTCTTCAAATAGTCGCAAGTCAACTCCCCCTCCAGAACCATCTTGGGGTAGTATTCGCTGTAAGCTGAGGCTGTCTTGAGAAGCGAGTAGAAGTATTCCAACTCCGCGAGGTTCATGGCATCCACAGATTCTTGGAAAACTTTTTGAAGCTCGTCTACCCTGCGTTGGCGAAACCATTTTGCCGGGACGATTGGATGGCAGCCGATGTCGAAAGCGGGGATAGTCACCCTTTTCTTCTTGGTGTCTCCCTTGTTCCAGTTGAACCCAATGGTATTTTTGGTAAAGACATCCCCGACTCGTCCAAATATGGGGTAACGGTCGTTTAGCTGAGTGTGCTCCACGAGTCGCCGTAAAACTCCCGCTTCGCGGGTAGCTAAAAACCATTCGTGGATTGCTTGGTGGGTGACGGCATACTGGCCGAAATCAGAGTTGTCGCAAAGAGAGAAGAGAACCTCCTCCGAAAGGAGGGGTTTGGTGCCTTGAATGTGGGTGTACATGTTGCTCCTGAGGTCCCGTCTTACTTTTGGTGACCTGATGTCTAATACTGGGTTATTGAGGAAACTTAGGCCGCATCTTTTGCGCCAGTTTCTCTAAAGCCGAGTCGAGTGCCTCGGATTCAAAGATGCCATGTTCTCGCAGGCGGGAAAGGCAGATGTCTCTGACCGTCTCTATCAACTGAGGCGTGATTTTGTCCCCAACAAACCCATTCAGGGAGTCGATGATCTCGCACGAAAGCGCCATTACCTCGTCATCGTCACATTGGCTCATCTTCATACCCCTCAGCATCGCCAGATGGCACGAAGACATGCCGCTCGGCGGCTACGGGTTCATTCTCTTCGACAATGATGCCCTTGGCAGCCACTTCCACCATGTCTTTCACGGGACCGTCCAGCATCACATCCTCAGGTTCGTCGCTCAGGAACGCCGCGATCTCTTCGGGCGCTGCCACTTGAGGCGTGATGGCATCGGGCATCTCTGACGGCTTAGTCGGAGGGATGTCTTCCGCTGCCACGCCCTCAGGCGGTGCGACACGCAAAAGCTCCTTGATTGTGCCCGCCGTGCTTCCCAATGCCCCGCCCTGCGCTTTCTGAGCCCGCTGGCGGGCTTTCCTCTCGGCTGGGGAGCCGTGGAGCTTCAGAAGCTCAAACGCTACCAGAGGCATGATATTGGATGGTAGGTTGGGCGTTGTAGCCCATTTGATGAACAGGGCGGTGACATCCCCCGTTTCAGGCAGTCCCACGTAGATTGGCAGGATGCCGGGGTCGGATTCGGCGAATACCGCCCTGCCGTAGATACTGAACATCATCTCAATCACTTTGGCTGGACGGGCCTTCCTACCGACCTCATCCGCCAGTTGAATCGCCGTCGCTTGGTTTTTCGCCGCGATAGCCAGCATGAGCTTGATGCATACGTCTTCGAGGCTCGTATCGAGGATGAGCTTGACATGTTCAATACTCACCAACCCGAGAGCGGCTGCGGAGCCGAGAACGTTGATCGCATCCCTGATGATACCTTTGGATTGACGGGCAATCAACCGCAAGGCGTCCAATTCGTAGGTGATGTTGTTACGGTTGGCGACATTTGCCAGCAAACCAACGATGGTATCGTGGTGAACTAATTCGAAAGGAATCTGGGTACAGCGGCTCCTGATGGTGCCCGCGATGGTATCCACCTTGTTGCTCACAAAGATGATGCTCGTGCGAAAGTTTCCTTGTTCCAATGGCTTGAGGAATACATCCCAAGCCTCGGAGCTAAGGCGGTGGGCCTCATCAATCACTATGACCCGACGTTTACTGAAATTTGGAGTTTGGGTGCCCCAAAGTTCCATAATTTCGCGAGCTTTGTCCACTCCCGAATACAGGGCGGCGTCGATTTCCTTAAAGTCGGAGTGACTATCAATTCCAGTTTCCGCTATCCTGAGACAGGAGTCACACTTACCACAACCGAGGGGATCATCGCCATTGCACATGAGGGCACGAGCCAACAGGTAGGATGTTGTAGTCTTACCAACGCCAATGAAACCATGGAAGAGGAATCCTCGGAGCATCAAGTGCTTGTTGTTCAGGATGGCTTGGAGAACCCGGATCGAACGTGGCTGTCCTACCACTTCATTCCAAAAATTAGGCCGTTGGGCGATGAGGTTCATACTCTATGATACTAGCTGCCGAGCAAATAGTGTTTAGTGATGTAGATGCTTAGGGTTGTGCCGAGCACGGCCCCAGCCACACAGCCGAAGCCCGCAGTCCACGACCTACCCCGAGGGTCATCCGCCATGATCTTAATGATTGCGAAGTTTTGCGTAATGAGTAGGGTGGTGCCAATAGCAGCCCAAAGGTAGTTCGCCTGCGCTACTGCCCGCCCAGATACGACACAAACAAAAAATGCGGATAGCTCCACGCTGAACATCATGAAGAATACCCCGATCCCCGTCTTTGGCAGCTTCATTAGCTTCCCCAGAGTGTCTTGGTTAAACCACGGCTCTTCTTTGGGTTGAACCAAGTGGTGAACGGTACAGAATTCCTCAACTGTCGGATGGGGGCACTGTGGGCAAATTTCGAACGGGTTCATTAGTCACACCATGCTTCCGACATCTTGTCGTAAGCCTTCTCGTACCGTTCCCAGCAGGTGGTGCAGCCGAAGCCGCCGTTGCAGGTGGGCTCGTTCATGTTCGACTTCCCATTGTGCGGGCCGGGTTCAACGGGGCGATACTGCTGACCTTCCGTACACTCTAGGCGGGTGATGAAATCGCATTCGTCAAAGAACCGCAATTCATTGCGACAGTTCTTCAGTCGCTCAGGGGTGTACGTGTCCTCCTTTTGCTCACCGTTGTAGCTGGTGGAACGCATCCACTTCGGCCATTCCGCTACATCCAGCGTGCATCGGATGCCCGTTCGCCAGAAGCTACGATTCTTCGGGCTGTCAATGTGCATACCCAGCCCCTTACCCTTACGGTTCACCTCGTAGTAGTCATCGATGATCCTTTTGAGGACCTCGGGGCTTCGAGCCTTGAACTTGACCTGCTTGCCGCCCTTGTAGCCGACGTACTCAAATGCTTGTCGGATCGTTTCCGCCTTGCAGACGGTTGAGAAAAGGAGTTTGTCCTGAGTGAAGGGACCGACGTGAAGCATGTGCCCGCCTGTCGCCTTGATCGGCCATTGTTCCTTGCACCAAACGCACTGAGTGGTACACGCCTGAAACAGTTCTTGATCTTTCATGCGATCCCCAACTGAACCAATGTCTTGACCCTCCATCGACAGAAAATTGACTCAGGCACGTTTCCTCAATTCCGCCGCCCGAGCGGGGTTAACGGGTTCTCCGTAACGTGCGGTGTTAATCGCATCCACAATTTCTATGGCTGCATCTTCTGTGTCGGCTTCAGCAAAACGCACGTCGTCCCCATCGAATATCCAGTACCCCTTGCAGAACCAACCGTCGTCAACATGCTTGTAGGTCAACATCAGTCGCACTCCTCATGATGCACGGAAACCGCGTCACGCTGTTTTTCAGCTTTCGCACTCAATCTTTCAGCTTGCCTAGCAAGGGCGCGAGCCTGTTCCAATCCCGCGATAAACCCCTCTTGAAACTCAAAAGCAGGGTCGTGTCGATGAGCTTCGCACCATTTGATTTCTCTTGTGATAAGGTCGGTAATCGGCGTTTTCATGCGTTCCCCTGAAATTGGAATTGACCGATTTTCTCAAAGGCCATCTTCACAATGTTAGCAACCGTCTCGTCGTGCTTTTGAACGGCTGAGATTCGGGCAGGCGATCTTCACCAGCTTGCTCGTTCGATCTACGAGTTGGTCTTCAAGAGTCAATTAGGCGCTCCTTGGTTCGGTGGATTCTGTGCCATCTGTTGCACTTGTTGGGCAGCTTTCGCCCTCAGCACGTAGCTGTACTTCAAAAAAGCTTCGATGGTCATCTCACTCATCTCATGTTGGTAAAAGCCGAGATCGCGGGGGTCTACCCAACGGACTTCGCTTAGTTCATCTTCCTCGGTAAAGGTCGAGCGCAACACGCCGCCGACTGCCTGTCCGCTCACGTAGACCACAATGCGGTGCTCAATGGGCGGGTTAACTCTTTCGGAAACAAAGAGCATCTCCTGACTATCGACCTGAATGCCCGTCTCCTCAAGAGTCTCGCGGGTAGAGGCTTCTTGAATGGTCTCAAACGGCTCGATCTTACCGCCCGGTATGATCCACTGGCCCTTGGTTTGTTCTTTGGTGGAGCGGCCCAGCAGGACATTATGTCCCACGTTCACTACGATGGTCGCCACTCCGACACGGGGTAAATTTTCAGACATGTTGTTCTTCCTTTCATTTCGCCTCGTCGTGAGCCTTCAGTGCCTTTCGGAACATCTTCGCCATCCACAGGCACTCTTCTTTTGTCGCCGTGTAATCCAGCCGAAAGGATTGAACTCCCTGACTAATCTCTACGGCGAACAGCTTTGGGTCATGGTACGACGGGACGACTTGAGTTTTCATAATCGTTATGCCTTGGGTGCGCCTTCGGACATCTTCTGCACAACTTCCAGCAGCCCAGCGTACTCTTCGGCTTCCATAACTTCATCAAGAAGCATCGCATGAACACCCTGCTTAACGATCATGTCCTTTAGCTGTTGCTCTGCCTGCTCGTCTAGTCCGGCGTTAACAAAGTCGTAGAACGCATCACGCATCGCTTCAAGGTCCTTCGCCGACCGCTCAAGGTACGCCTTAATCCAGTTGAGAAACTTCTCCTGATCTATTTCCTGTGGTTTCATGCGACCTCCACGGTCTCTTTCGGTAAGCTCTCTTCCGTAAAGGGAAGCAAGCCAAACTTCTTTTTGTCAAGGCCGAGGGTCTCGGTCACGTTGTCCACAAACATGGCGACAGCTTCCCGCATGTCTGTAAGCCAGAGCTTCCAGTAATCAGAAATCTCCAGCGGAGAGGTTTGCGCCTTAATTGCCGTCTTGATCTCTTTCTTGAATCCCGGCAAATCAAAGCCACGAAGCAATCCCGCACCCGCTTCCAATAGATTGATGTTGTCGTTCAGATCGAGGGTGAATAAATCCTTGCGGACCTGCTTCTCTTCATCCGTTTTCTTGATGAATTTGGAAGTGAGGGACTGGAAGACCACGGCGGATGCCGCCACTTCCGAATCATCGCTGAGTCGCAGAAGGCTGAACGTCAGACTAGGCCCTGCTGTTCCTATGGGGTCGGCGGGCTTATACATACGAATGCGGGCAGGTGTGGTGAGACCGCACCATTGACTTGTTTCCAATTCGCTCAGGGCGTAGAAGTTGCTGACGATGCTTTCCATCGCTTTGTCGTCCATCTTCTCGATCTCATCCTTGCGGAAACGCTGGAGTTCTTCGGCTCGACTCGCCATTTCATCAACGAATTTCGTCTTCTCGTTGACGATGTTGAGGAATCTAGTCACCCAATCGTAACCGCCGAATTGCCACGCGACGGCAAAGGTTTCGGCTCCGAGTTCCTGTAAGACGGCCCGAACCGTTTCAACGTCTTCCTCGGCTGTAGCGGCGGCGTAGACCCGTTCGTTCGCGAAGTCCACGAGCACTGGAAACTGCTTGCGCTCCACAACGGCGGATGCGGTGACCGCCAGTTCGACAGCCGCCTTCTCCTCCTTGTTTAGAAACTTGAATGGCTTGCCCATCTCGTCGTAAGCAATCTGTTCTTTCTTCGAGGCGGCGTCGGTTACATCTTTCTGGTTATTGAGGCAGAGCCAGAATCCGTAAGCGTGGTCGCTTAGTTGGAAGTCCTTGCTGGTGATGATTCCAAGAGAGCCGTTCTCGTCCAAACGGGGCTGTGCAAATGGGTTGATACCGAAGGTCGGAATTTTGTCCGCCTTGGCTTTCTCAACGGCTGTTTCCTGACTAGGGAAGTCACCAAGACCGTCGATGACAGCTTGTTCTGTGGACTGCTTGATGCCGAATACTGCCCAATTGGAACGTGAAAACATCTCATTTTACTCCCACGAATTGCCCTTTTGAATTGCGAACATTTCTCAATGCCCTCAATTTCGCTGAGGCGCTCATTCGTTGACGTGTTTTTGTACTTTTAGGTTTGGTAATACCTGCATATTCTTAGCAACGCTTCATTACTCAATACTCGTTTTTTCTGTGCTGTGGATTGTTTAAGACGCATTTGTGGGTCACGGTAGACCTGTAATTGGGCTTCAGCGATCTTTTGTTTTGTCGATTTTGGCATAACATAATTCTTACCGAAACGTGGATTCTTATCCCCTCGCTGCCACTCACTCAATAAACGACGTGTCTCATCGGAAATCGGCTGTCGCTGCAACTCATTCAACTTACGGGTCTGTTCTTTCTGACGATCAGACCGAGGGCGGCTTCCAGAAATTTTCCCTATCTCTACCCCACCATCCCCTCCCGGGCTCATATTATACCCAAAACCTCGGTTGGGTGGGTAGGATTTGTACTGGGTGATATACATCCGTTCGGCTTCATTCAACCCTACAACTGGGACTTCACACAGGGCATTAACGGTAAAATTCTCCACACCATGCTTACAAATAGCTCGGTGTAACAACAGTGAACTGCCCTTTTCTGCGGCCTTAATGTGCTGTTTCCACCTAGCTAGCAGTCCTCGCTCCGTCTTTCCAACATAAACCTTGCCATTAAGCGAGTTCTCAATGAGATAAACTATCGCCAAGTGACTAATTCCCATTCTCTCATTTATTCGCCTTCTCGATTAGTTCCTTGGGGTTGGCAACTTTGTCTTTTGCGGTTACCTTTTTGCCCGATGCGAGAGCCATCGCTTCTTCGCCCTCAAGCTGCCACTGCGTCTCGGCGGTAACTTCATCCTCGGGGAGGATCAAAGCCCGCACCCTGTCCGCATTGGTGCGGTAGTTCTGAATAACATCGGCCAGAGTCACTGAGACAGGTTTCCCGTCTTTCCGCGTGTGACCAACCACTCTATTCAACTCGCCCCCGTATCGGAGAGCGAGATGGTTGGCTTTATTGTCGTATTGATTGGCGATCTGCTGGAGTCCCATTAGTTCACCCCTACTGATTTCTTGGATTTGAGTTTCTTGAGTTCTTCTTTGTTCGGACTCGTGTAGGTGAATTTCTCACCCTTGGCATTGGTGATGTCGATGCTTCCCCCACCACCAGCACCACCGCCCATAAACACCCAGAAGAGTTCTCTGAGGAGAGCGAAATCCGTTGATTGTGTGGCATTGAGTTCCAGCTTACCGACCATCTTAGTTAGGCAGAGATCAACACCAAGCGCGGCGGCGACCTGTTTATCGGTGCCGCGCTTCATGGCTTTGGATTTTGGAGAACCTTCAATTCGCATAATACCTCATTCTACCACTACTTGCCAGCGGCTACAACTCTGTGCGGTGCTCCATGCTGTTCCATACAGCGAACGGCTAACGCCGCAATCTTACGGACCTCGTGCAGTGAAATGGGGAACTCGTCAGGACTGGCCGCGTCGGTGTGGTGCGTCCACTTGTCCTGCGCTTGGGCCGCGTACTGATTGAGCATCAGGACAAATTCACCCAGCGTGTGAGTGCGATAGTAACGACGCTCTGGCATAACGAAATTATCTTGGAAATCGCGCTCCGAGTCGATAGCTTTATAGACTTCAACGCGGGTTGTTACGCAGGTCTCTACGTCGCGTGGTTCAGTTGCCATACTGTTTTCCTATCTTCTTGATGATGAATTCGCGAACTGTCTGACCTAACAACTCGTCCAGTTCGCGTTGATACAGGGCGAGAAATGCCTGCACTTGAGCGGTGGTGAACTCTTCCTTGCGGACAGACTTGCCTAACTCCCGCAACTGCCCGTGTGACATCTCCACCTTCAAAGCTGGGGGGTAATTGCTGTGGCGGCTGTACTGCGTTTCGTCGTCGATTGGACATCCTCGGCTCATAATGCCTAATACCCTATTTTGCGGAAGCTGTCATCTCTTCCTCTTCGATTTTTACGGTTTTGCCGATTTCGTCGAGTTCATCGTGGAATTTCTTCCAGTCGGGCTTCCCGTCAGGCCCTCGTGGTATCCAGTCAAACCCATGACCGAAGCCCCACGACCCGCCGTCCTTTCGGGGCGGAAAGAGCCAGCTAATAAGCTCGCAAAAGCCTACGCCGCCAGCGATGACAACAAGTAGCCCGCCGTAAGCGTAGACTTGCCGGAGAATGGGGATGCTCATTACCTTGCCTTCTTCTCCAAGTAACTATTACTCACCATTTTGACCATGACACGCCCCAGTTTGTAGTGACGGCGTTCCTTGAGGGGCTTGATTACAATCCCCTCACGCATGTGGTTCGCTCCCAGAATGAGAGACGGTCCATCGGCGAGCTTCTGAAGCTTCTCGAAGTCAAACGGCATGATCCCGAAATCGGGCACACGTTGGTCAGGGTAGAAAGCTGCCCTGAACGGCTCGGCGTCCATCCACTCGCTACCGATCAAGATGTCGAAGGAACGGAACCACAGTTGACCTTGCTTTGCCCCGTACTTGAGTTCGCTCACCCAGCCGAAGTTCTCCCCGTACAGGACTTGCTCCTGATTTTCGTGGCACCATTTTGGAATCCAAGGGTTCTGATCTTGCACCCTCCACCAGTTGGAGCCGCCTTTTTTCTTCCATTCCTTGCGGGACCCAGCGTGCATATCCACGTTGGTGCACGTTTGCACACGTCCGCTCTCGCTACGCTCGACGTAGCTCTCGTTGTTACCCGACGATGCCACGAATCGGGCGTTCTGTCCGTCAAGCTTCTCAGAAACGTAGACCAATTCGCCCGGCTCAAACAGGTCGGCGTACTTGTACACGCTCTCCACGTCGTATATTGGGGCGTACACGCCCGCTGGCGGGGAAGCCACGTCGTCGCCCGCGTGCTTACGCCCGCCCTCGATCTCATCCATTGTCGGGGGCTCGTAGTGCGTGATGCCGAGAAGCTCAGCCACGTCGTCGCCGATCTCCGCACCTTCTGGGCAGGGAAGTAGCATTCCCATGGATATTACGCCGCGCAGCTTCTTCACGGCGACACGCAGGTACTTGGTGTTGGCGTCGATCTTGGCTTCAAGAGCCGCACGACGTAAGATGAGTTCGTCCGCATACCGTTCATTGCAGCGGCAGACGCCATCGTCATCATTATCGCGACCGTGGATTGCACGGCAGAAAGACACGCCATCCCTAAGGTTTTGTTCAAGGCCGTCAATCTCCTTCAACTCCTTTTGGGTGTTGCCAGTGATTTTCAGGTAGCGGAACTCGGGCTTGTCGGGCAAAATGTTGTCTGGGGGCACATACGCGGCTTTATTGGCACCAATCCAGTCTTCTGTCCTAACGACCACCGCGTACTGATACACCTTAACAATGCTAAGGGATGTGGTTTCTGGATCGGGATGTGGTTCTAGCGTAACAGGAACTATTTCGACAATGTGCGTACTCTTCGGTTCCATCGTCCTTGTACCCAACCTTTCTCAAGATACTGCTGTAGCTCTGAAGATTTTACTCGTTTGACTTCAAGTGGCGTGCCCAAATAACTTATCCAAATTCGATCCTTAAACGTTTTGCTGTTCCGCTCTTTCCATGCTGTAGAATGAGGTTTTTTCCAATTAGGATTGAGGGCACCTAGTTTCCCTTGAGCCAATTTCTGGCGCGTAGTCTCCGTTGGGCTGCGACCCATCAAACCGTTGATAATGTTCTGACGTGCCTCTTCGGAAACCTTGATTCCCTTCTTTCCTAAACTCACGTTTATACCGAACTCAGGTGGAAATTTCCGTCCCAGATTAGAACCGGGTTTTCCGTAATTCGGGTTGTCAGGTCCCGAACCTGCCCCATCCCCGCCGACCGTTATGTTGTACCCCCATTGAGGATTGCGTGAACCATAAAGCACTATATAGTCCATCTCCAAACGATTCAACGCGGCTCCATCCAACGCGCTACCTAAAATCTCTACTTCAAATGCATCTTTGCCGTATTTACGGATTGCGTTATAGAATCTCGAACGCTCTCCACGTTTGGCGGCGAAAATATGGGTTGTCCAACGTCGAAGCACGGTGCGAGTGGTCTTGCCTACATAGACTTTGCCCGTGACTTTGTTGCGGATGAGATAAACCAGCCCCATATCTACAACCCTAGTGCTTTGGCGTGGGCTTCCATGCCTGCTTTCGCCAATTGTCCGCACTCTTCCTCGGTTAAATCACCGAGCCTTTTGTCCGCCAGATGCTTGACTTCAGGAGGGAAATCGATAATCAGTCCGAACGCTCTTTCTTGCGCCATGTAAATGATTGCCATGTGTACTTTCGCCAGTGCTTCGTTAGACGCCGCCATCGTCATCCTCTTTGTGATATCCGTCATCGCCCCAACCCCACGACGTGGTGTCTTTGGGACCGTGACCAGCAGCTTTCAAAGCCTCCCGTGCCGTGGAAATAAACTCCTTGATATCTTCACGGAATTTTCCACGGTAGACCTTGACGAATTCCTCGAACATCTCTGGATTCGAGAAGCGAGCGCGGTATTGCTCCATGTACTCATCAACCAGATGGTCGGCTTCGTAGAGGGCTATCTCACAATCAATTTCGTCGAAAGCTTGAATCTCGCGGGCGAAAGTTGGCCTGTTAGGATCGTTTCGAACTTCCGCATTGACCTGAAGAACCTCGATCAGGTCTGTTTTACTTAGGTCGCTCATACTATCCTAATACCAAACACGGGGTTAACGCAAGCCTTTTAGCAACGTTTTAAGCTGCTGCGCTGTGTCGTAGTTCTTGAGAGCCTCGCTGGGGTCGGGTGCGGGACACGGCAGGTTGTGACACTTCATCATGGGGATGGCTTGAAAATCCCGTGACTGACTGCGGGCAGCCGAGTACCCTTTCAAATCCGCTTCATTGTCGTACATGAAATACAGGGTGTGAATCCCGAGCAATCGCAGATAGGCTTGGTGATCTTTCCCGATGCGCTTCGTCAGCGGACAGAGTACGGGGGAGTCGGGGAAGAGAAGCTTGCACGCCAGCCAGTCGAACGGCCCCTCCACCAGTCCCGCCACACCCGTCTCAACGATGGTGCGAATGGCACGCATACTGTTCCCCAGCCATTGTGGGCCTGTGGGCTCTATACCCAATCGGTAGTATTTCTTGCCGTAGTACGGGCTGCCGAGAAGTGGCTTGGTCTGGGCGTAATTGATCTCACCCTCTGTGTCCGTGATGGGAAACAGGAACATTGGGCCGGGGGATAGAACCTTGGGAATGTAGGTGATCTTGAATTCGGTCAACACCCGATCAAAGTTGGCGTCGATGTAACTGGCGGCGGGCTTCCATCCACGCTCGGCGATGATCTTGTCCCGAGTGGCGCTCAGTTTGGTGAATGGCTTCCCACGCTTGACCGCATCCTCGTAGAGGGCGTCCACCTTCTCCATAAGCAGCGGGATGTTAACTGGTTCCATTATGTCACTTTGGTGCGACTGGACAATCTTGCATCAACTGACGAATAGTTGCTCTCTGCCCTGTTATAGTTTGGTTCTGCGTCCGCATCACCAGTGCCAGCGTCGTTATCCCGCCGATCAGGAGGATGGCTATCAGTCGGTACGTCCTGAGATGGTATCGCAGTTGACCCATCTCGACTTGGGTTTGCAGCGGAACTTCCAGCTTCCACATGTTTTTTCTCCACTTTCGAAACGATCTCTTCGTCTACTCGTTTTTCCTCGTCAAACGCACCTAGCACCCAGAAGAATACTACCACATCTCGATAGTCCCTGAGAAGGGTTCCCGGGTCTCGAAGCTCTTCGGCAAACTGAGCCGCAAGTTCTTCCTTGGAATACGCGGGCTTGAATTTGTCGGGACGGAGGCATTTGTTTGGGTCAATGGATTCACAGCCAGAACAACCCGTGACCCTACGGCCCATCATTTCCGCCATAGCGCAATTTCCGGGGCAGGGGTGAAGATTCCGCGAGAGGAAGCGACGGCGGTGTCTGCTAATAATATCTCTGGCGCGAGTTATAATTTCCTCAGGCGACTTGAGCTTGATCTTCTTCAGCAGCGGATCGTTCATGGAGGAAGCTCTTCAACGTTATTTCATCAGTCTTTCGAGAAATTTGGATTCTTCAGATTCAGGCTCCAACATCTCAGCGTCCTTCATCAGGATGGCCTTGATCCGTTCCTTGGCGACCGCACGGGTAATAAATCCGTCCTTACCTGATCGAATAATCTCGCCGATTTCATGCGCGAAGTTCCGCCCGTTTTCGTAGACTTTCGTCCCTAAATAGGTAGGTTCATTCATGGATTTGATTATACCATACCCCATCTATTCTTTGGATCAAAGCGAATCGGGCTCTTCCGTTTTCGAGGCATCACGCATGGCTCCGTAAATTTCTTCTTTACCCATAGTCCTCAAAGTCGGAAACCCATTAACTGTGTGTAATTGGTAGATGCGGTCAGCTTCGAGTGCGAGAATGGGCTGGTGGGTTACTGCTAAGATAGTGTAGTCATGCCTATCCGTCAGTGTTTTAAGAAGGGCCGAGACAGCGGGTAGGTAATCAACGGACACGTTATTGAATTGCTCATCTAGCACAAGGAGTTTAGCTAGACGAAACCGTTTTATCAAAATCAAACGTAGCAAAAGACTCACAACATTTGCTACGCCCCCGCCGTAGGATTTCATTGGATCGTAGGGCTCGCCGCCGTCCTTACTGACCAGAAGGCTGTAAGTGTTGCCTCGTGCCCCCGACTTCTTATCGACAACGAGGGTCAAGGTGGGGTCATCAAAGACACGACGCAGGCCGTCGCTCACGATGCTTTCGATCTTGCCGATGCCGTTGGCTGAGATGACTTGGATGCAGCGGTCGATGAGTCCGACAGCTTTTACCAACAAAACCTTTTCCGACTCTAGGGTTTTTATTCTTTCCGTAAGACGATGTATCGACGACTCCTCATACTCCAACTGTTGGTCGAGACGTTCAACAGTAGAGCGGACGGAAGCAATGCGCGAAACCAGTGCTGCATCCATGTTGTTCCGAGTTACTTACTTCCGAGGCCAATGCTGCGAACTTCTCCACCTACAGTGAAGTCAAAATCGACCCTGATGGACCCGGGTTCGCCGATCTTGCCGACAGCGATAACAGCACCGCCTCGGCCTGCTAGATCGCCCTGTTCGAGCATGGTCGCCGTTTCCCGCAGAAGCGTAGCCAACTCCTTGTGGGAGATCAGGCTGAATTCATCACTTTGCGTGAAATTCGCTTTTGGTAGTGTCGGAGTCATGGTTAGCCGACTTTGACGGACACGACGCTGAATGCGCCCATGATGCTCGATGAACCTGTCACGGAGATCAAGGTGTAGCCCTCGACATTGACAAGATTGTCCAGATAGGCTTCAAGCTTGTTGCTGTCAACGGTGTTTACGCGGTGCTTGCTCTTTGCGGTTGCGGTAGCTGCTTTTGCCACGGTTGGTTTCCTCGTTTTTTTGGGTTTAGGTGATGGTGCCGCCTTTGTTACCTTTACTGCTTTGGCGGCGATCAGTGTCTTCGTCGCCTCTACTGCCTTAGCGACGACTTCCGCCTTGTCCTGCGGCGGTGCGTCATCAAAGGTGATGTCTTCCATATCTACGTCTTCCATGCCTTCTGGGTATCCGTCAAGCTCATCTCCAACGCTCATACGAGCCTCCATGATGCTTAATACTGGATTACAGCGAAACATTGACAGCAAAATTGCCACGGGTGAACCGAAGCAGCGGGGACGTGTCGTTTGGCACGTCATAAAACACGATTTTGTCGTCCTGAGCCTGCTTGAGGGTGTTGACGATCAGCTTTGCCTGCCCGCCGTTTATGCGGAACTTCGGCCAGTCCAGCCCCTCATCCAAAGCCCACTGTGCGGGGTTGCCGAATTTGTCCTGAATCGTGATGCCATCTCTCGGACTCATACCCACGTATTCCGTATCCCCGATCAAACCTGTGGCTGCCGATAACCCCCAAAGCAGAGCACTGGCGGTGAACTGGCAGACTTCAGTGCCCGGAAGCGTCATTCGACGGAATAGACGGGCATCTGGGCCTTGTCCCATCATATAGACCGTCAAACCTTCAACCGCCACACGCCAATAGCCGTTCTGGGAGACATACAGGTCATCAACCACCACGCCGCCGCTGACAAGCTTCAGGAATGAGAACTTGGGGCTGAAGTCACTCGTTGGCGGCAGGAACTCGGCGGCACCGCTATAAACTAAGGCTCCCGTATTCGTGGGAATCATAACCATTCCGTTCATAACCGTGGGATGCCCCGAAAGATTGGTGATGTGGCGCACGTCCAAACCCGAAAACGTGTTGGGTTTGAGTTCGAGCGACCGCCCTACGGGTATATGCCGTATTTGCCCAGCTTGCCCCTTTAGGACAGTGTGGACATACATGTTGGTGGGGAAATTATCCCTGACGGCATACAGCCGTAGGACACCGTTCGGTGCCACACTAACTTCCACGTTGTCTGGTAGGTACTTCAGATATTCAATGAAGTGTTGCAGGTCCACGAAAATCTCTTCGACCTGAAAATTCTTGGTGTGAGCAAACCCGTTGGCGCTTGAGCGATAGAACTCGGGCTTCCCTTCGACGAATTGGACGGCAACATAGGGAGACCCAATGGGGTCGAACGATGACAGGAGTTTCAGGGTCTTTTGCAGGTCAGTCTTGTCGGACGATACGGGGACGGATTCCAATTCCGTCAATTGCGTAGCTAATTCCATGGCACCCTCTACCTTTAATACCGAGGTTAGATGGTTATTGTAGCCACGTTTGAAAAATCCGAGGTGCCGTCCAATGAAAACGCCTGAACTCGGAAATAGTACGTCCCGGGTGCCAACTGTACGTTTATACTTTGAATATTGCCAGAACCCACCAGTTGAAGCTGGGGGAAATTGATTCCATCTGTGGAATACTGAACGTTGTACGAAGACACGAGGTCGGAACGCTGCTGTACCCAACTGATGGTCACAACGGTTCCATTCGCGGTGAATTTGGAGGTAGCCGTGACATCGGCTGGAGGTAACGGGTAGCCCGTGTACTGGCTGTTAGGATCAAACAAGATTTCACCCGTGTTCACGAATTGATTCTTCAGCTTGGAAGAATTCCACGTACCGATGATGACCCCTTGAGCTAAGCTGATGAGGGTTTCATACGTCTGTCCGTCGTTCGTAGCGATTGCAGTACCCGTCTCTGTAACGGCCAACGTAACCGTACCGGGAGATGGTCCTTCGGTTACCGCCGCCGCGTTGTTAAATGTCATGGTAGTGGCGGTGGAGCCTGAGCAAAGAAATACCCCGTTATTCGTAGGATTCGTGAACCCCAAAATTGTCGCCATGAGCCCAAAATAAGCGTTATTAGCACCACCCGTGATTGTGCCCGTATAGATGGCGAAGTCACCACCAGTGGGGGCTACCGAAGTTATGTTCAGGGTTATGCCGGGTGCTGGGGGCACGGGTGTGCAAGCGGTGGAGTCTGGATAAACAATTGACGCTTGAAACCACAAGTTTGTTGCCGCGATGACTTGAACACCGAGACCGTTCAGGGGTGAGGTGAACGGTGGGGAGCCCGAGGGCTGAAGTCCATTCAAAATAACAGTATCGCCGATTTGGAAATTATTGTCACAAATCACCGTCAGTGTGTTGTTCACGATCTCAATGCTTGTGATTTTGGCCTGTGCGTTCAAAATGCTTCCAATCAAGATTTGCCCCGAACGTAGACTTTCGACGCCAACGGTACGAATAAATTGCACGTTATTAGCTCCGTACAACTGATTCGATGCAACGTCGATTTCCATGATTCCCGTTGTCTGCAAGGTGTCATTTCTGACTTGTAAAAGCAGGACACCATCGGGTCCACCGAACATTAAAACTCGCTGATTAGCGTAGCTGTATGTGCAGAGGATGCGGTTGAACGTGAATGTGGAAATGCTTGACAGGTTGATTACTGTGTCGGGATTATCCGTGTAAATAAAGGCGGCTGTGGTGTAACGAAACACGTTGCCTGCTTCATCGAGCACCAGCGTATAGTCGTCCTCGGTATGAACGGCGTCTATGATCTTTGTCTGGTTAGGGGTGAACAACTTCCGCAACAGAACCATGGGATTCTGGCTGCTCAAATAGATGCCGCCGTACACGAGTACCGAGTAGGGCGAAATCACAAGGTAGCGGTCAGTGCCGTCGTTTACCGAATTCCGTTTGATGGCGGCGAGGTCGTTATAGAGAATTGAAATATCCACATCTCCCCACGTCCCCTGACAATTACGTTGGGAAATGTTGTTTGAGAAAACCGACCGCGACAACTGAAGGGTGTCGATAAAACACGAGAAATCGTACCCAGCGACGGGAATCGTGAACTCGACTGTGGTGCAAGGGGCGAAACCAATCCCATCGCAAAGCGTAAGTTCAAATATGAGACTCTCACCCTGTATCGCCATGCCATTCGTTTTGAATGTAAACGTCGGCAAATTCGAGCTACCGACGATGGTAACGGGGGTGCCTGATGTTTGTGCCCATGAGTAAGTAACAACGTCATCTGGGTCATAGATGCCGAAGTACTCCACTGGGAACTGTACAGCAGGATTGGTGATCGCGTCGGGCGTAATGGTAATTTCAGTGTTCCGAGTAACCGTTACAGGCTCCAGAAGGATAAAGCTTGTTGGCGGTGAGCCGACAGCCTCCCATACGGGGCTTGGGAACACGATCTCGGGGGGTGCGTTGTACGGCACTTCTACTGTAATCACGGAGAACTGGAACTGTGGGATCGCATACCCCGTCACGCCGATAACTGGGCTCGGCGGCGGGCCGCTCGCGGGCACAGTGACCGCCTCGGCGACCGCGATAGTGACTGCTCCATTACCACCGCCTACAGCGAGGGCTCTACCATCCAAAATTCCGCCGCCAAGGGTGATACTGGCATAGGCGAGGATGTTACCGACCATGTTCGACGAGATGCCATTCCAAATAGAAGTGAAAGAACTACCAACCACCCAGACCACATTCGAAGCTTGGGCACCATTGGCGAGGATAATCGATGCACCACTCTCAAGAACTGTGGTGGATGCGCTGATGAATACAAACACAGCATTCGGGTCGCCTTGAGCGTCAAGGGTGATACTGGTAGGCATGTCCAAGGCACCGCCTGAGAAAACCCCCGCGTGATAGACGCCCACACCGCCCCCACCATCATTCGTGCTGAGGTCTGCAAGACCCGTCTGAGTTGGGGTCAACCCACTGTAGTAGAGAAATGCCGCATTACCCGCAGTACGTGCGGCTGGGGCATCGGCGTTGTCTACGGTCGCCGTAGGGGGATTAAAGCCCGTGATGCTCATGATTGGGGCTGAGCCAATAACACCCCCAGAAATCGAGGTTGATGGGTCGGCATTCGTGATCCCGCTGTAAGCGAGTAGGGCGTAGTTTGCCGCTGAGCCTAGCTCCGTGGTGACTGGAGATGGCGGCGGGGGTGATGGAGGACTGCCCCCCATGTCACAAAGCGGCACTGCCGTAAAAGTCGTGGATGTTGATGCCGTCACATACCATAATTGATCGTTCAACGACTGAATAATCGACGGTGGGCTGAGCGCCATAATGTTCCAAGTCATGACTTCTTCGCCTATCGCCAGCGGCAAAGTTGGGGTGTTGGTAGGCGGGTTGCCAACGGGGGTATTGCTCACTGTGAACTCAACCATCAGAGGGCTAGCGTTCAGTATTTGGTACGCCGACACGTTCAGGGGTGGATGACGTTGCGTGGTGAGATCGAGGTAAAGGTCTACCGCCGCGACTCCAACGTTGAAAGCAACCGCTGGCCTGTCAATCAATGGGCTGACCGAGAGGACGGAGGTATCACTAAGCGTCCAAAACCCGCTGGGAGTCAGTGTCACAAATCCCGACGTATCGTTATCTGACCACCAATATTCGATGGCGTCTTGATCGGGGTCTACGGTTCCCGCCGCACTGAGCGTGACTGGCTGACCCAGTGGCGAACCCGTATCACGATACACAATCAGAGGCGGACCACACAGCGACGAGGGCGGTTCCATCCCAACAATCGGTGGAACATTGAACAGCGAGACGTACACGGGAAGGATCATGCCCACGTAGCTGTAGCTGATCTGTACGCCTGCTCCGACATCCGCCAAATTAAAGATATAAAGCCCGTTGGTGGGCTCCACTTGATACTGCCCCTGTGCGGGTGCAGTCGCAACTTCAACCAGCGGCACACCAGTCTGCGAATAAGTAACCCCCACATTTTCCCAGTAGTTGGAAAACGGGGTATCGGAGAAATTGTCTACCTGAACCACCCCCGAGGCTGGGATCGTCTGTACCTCATTGGTAACCGGGATGATTCGGGATGCCTCGCCAACAAACGCCCACGTGCTCGCATCATCGAGAGGTACGTTTGTTCCCCGTAGCCATGTGAAGACCTGTTGGTTGTACCACCCTGCGGTGTTTGTGATGCCCAATGTCGGGGTGACGGTCGCCACGTAAAGCGGGTATGCGGGGAACGTCCCCATCGCGGGGATTGGAGTCACTAAATTGAATGGCTCCAGCAGATACGCCAAGCTCACAGAGCCGAACTGCGTGACCGACAGGGTTGCTTGAACGACTGAACCGTTGAGCGAAGTACCATAAATCGGGCTAAAGAGCCATGGATTCCCCACTTGCAAGGTTCCAAGTACCACGTTACCGATGAGCCCTTCGGGGTGATTGCTCTGTGTCCAAAATGACCAGCTAAGATATCGGTTGCCAAATAAATCAGGTATGACGGTCAGGCTATCGTCGGCGTAGCGTGACGTGAACGTAAAGAGATTGGTCGGCGCGGCATCCCAAACACCCGAGACGGGAGGACTGAGTGTCGTAGTGCGGTTGATGAGGTTGATCGTAAACAACTGATCTTTGAAGTTGTAAACCTTCGGGTGCGCTCCGTAGTAAAGTTCGATGTCCAGCCCATCGGGGGTCACCAAACTTACGGCACTGAATGTATTGCCAGAGCGGTCGGGCGAAGACGCGACGATGTGGAGCGAGCCCGTAACGTAGTTATCGCTGGTATCCAGTTCGAATGCGAGCAGGTTTTCGCCAGAATAGAACGGAGTTGCCAGACCCGTATCGGGTGCGGAGTAGTCGGGGAAATTGGTGGTGAATGCCGCAGTGAACTGGGTCGGTGATGCATCCAAGACCTGCACCGTCACACCGTTAAGGAACGTGGCGTTGGTCAGCCCCGTCAGGGTAGCCAATTGACCTTCCGAGAACGTGTTGCTTGCTGTGATCGTCAGCGTGGTTTCTGCGGGCGTTCCCGTGGTAGCGATACTCACAAACGTGATCGGAGCTTGGAACAGGGGCGGTACTTCGGCGTCTAGAACCGACACAGCAATGAAACGGTGTCCGTTAGCCAACACCACCATGTCGTACCCATCGCGAACCGCCGAAGCGGTTGTCAGGATGTGCGGTCCTGAGAGGGTCTGGGTGTTCGTGTCGAAAGTGAACTTAATCAGGTCCGAGTAGCGGGAGTTGATCGCATTGTTCTGCGTCCCGATGATGTGCAGCAACCCAGTGCCCGAATCTTAGGCTACGACAGGATCGAAGCCGCTGTTTGGCCTAGAGAACGTGTATGCGGCTACCGTGAGGAAGTTGGAGCCGGGGCCCGGGGCGAAGCCTGCGGGCGGTGGGGGGATGGAATGCAGGATGGCGAAGCTGTTGTCCGCCCTGACGTTCGAGACGACATAGATCGTCAGAGCGGGCGGACTGCCTGCGGAAACCTCAATAAATTGGGCATTTCCAGTTACTAATTCTTTTGCCCAAGATTGTGTGTCGAGTGTGGTAAGCAAGTCGGTTGATCCCCTACTTAATACGGAGAAAAGCCGAAAAACCTACCTTGAGCGTCTGCTGGAGGTAATTTGCTCTTTGATACGTTGCTTGATTGCGGGTGTGAGGTTTTGTCGCAGGCTTTTGATATCGCCGTCAGCTTCGAGCCAGAAAACCGCCACGGGCGAAGGATCATCGTCATCCCACGGCTCCCTATCCAAAATTTCAGGGCTGAACAGCATTTTGTGCTGGAAATCTACGGCCTCGGCTTCCGCGTAGGTATAAACTTCTTCAATCTGACCGTCTAATGTGGAGCACGCACCGATCCAAAAAGGCTTACCTTTCCACACCCCAACATCCTTATGCCCCTCTCTATATGGCATGGCGTCGGCTACTTTTAGCAGGTCGGCCATGATCTCACCAGTCTGATTTGTGCGGTCCATACCAAAGAATTCTAAAGTTTGACTTCCAAGCGCCTGTATGAAGGTGTTTGAATGGGAAGTATTACATCGAAAATCCCCTGCCTACCATACCCCGGGGGCAAAGGGCGACTCGCCAAAACCATCATCGACGCAGCCCCAAAGTCAGGGCGCATATACGTCGAGCCGTTTGTCGGACTCGCCAACGTCTTTTGGACAGCCGCCAACCGTTGTTCTTTCCAAGAGTGGTGGTTGAATGATTTTGCAACGATGCCCTTCTTTCAGGCGGTATTTTCCATTGGGAAGGATGTTGTAATCCCCCCACGATCCAAACAACTGTACTACGAGATGCGGGACGCCACTGAGAAAGATGACCCTCAGAGGATCATCCTTGAGCCCTATCTATCTTTTTCAGGTGGGGGCTACCGTAACGGCGGCCCGGGGTGGAGTGCTAAAAGTCAAAGCACCGAAACTTACCAACGGAAGATTCGGGACTGCCACACCATTTTAACCACTACAAACCCGCGCTTAACCTCACTCGATTGGGCTGCAATGGATTGGCAGACGTTGGGGACTGACGATTTCGTCTACCTCGATCCTCCCTATCTTGAATGCGACGTTCGGGCTTACGACAACGATACCGTCAATCACAAAGCAATGGTTGAGATGCTTTTGAAGGCCAAGTTCAAGTGGGTGCTTAGTGAATACCCGCACCCACTCTACCTGAGCACACTCGGCGAACCTTTTTGGCG